CTACGAGATTAATTGAAGTTTAAATTGATTTCTTAAATCCATATTGTTATTCACTAAATTAAAAGCATTTCTATAAGCTTCTGCGGCTTTTTTTTCATCAGAATAGTAACCAAGATGTATTAATTTTCTAGAAACAACTATACTAGCTCTCCATTTTCCTGCATTATGATTCCAACTAACTCCTATAAATTTAGACAACGTATTTTTCCTAGAGTTATTAGTGTTCTCTCTGTTTGTAACTATTCTGAGATTGCTAAGCTTATTATTTAAAGGATTTCCATCTATATGATCTACAACTCTTATCAACCCACAAGGAGTATGACTTAAGAAAGTTATTGCGACTAGTTGATGAACCTTCCATACTTTTCTATTTCCTTTTTCACATAAGTTTACTCTTAAGTATCCAGTAGTTGTAAGGCTTTGTTTTAATATGATACCTTCCTTTAAGTGGTATCCACTTCCTGTCCATCTTTGTCTATCTAAACTTTGAACTCTACCTAAATTAGAGACTTTATAGAATTGCTCATATTTTGGAATAGGCAGCCAAAATTCATCTTTTAAAGTTTCTAAAGATAAATTTTTGTAAGCAAGAGATTTGTCTAGATTTGCAGAAGTATTCATGATTAGTCAGATTAATTGTGAATGTTAGAAACGTCAGTAAGCTACAACTTTCTGGCGTTTCGCTATTTAGAATAGCAAATATATAAAATTCAAATTAAAGATTACTCCAACTCAACACGCAGATAGGTTAAGAGAGAAGTGGGATGCACATTATGGGAAAGTCAATTGAATTCAGGATATTTCAAATAAAAATCTTTCGATGTAGCTTCGCCTTGGTTTCTTAAAAAGAATTGATTCCTTAAAAATAACCTTCTAGGATTAACCAAATTATCAGCTTGTATATCTAATAATATTTTATTTTTTATTGAATATGCGGCCTCCTCAAATTGAAGTATATCTGTTTGTTCGAAATATATAGCATAAGTTTCAGATTTTCTGAGAGCTCCATATCCATTTTCAGCACGGTAAGTTAATCTTACAAATTTCATCTCAGAAATACTATCGTTTTTTTGAGACATAGATTCAACATCTAAAATCATGGGGCTATTAGTATCTGCAGAATCCTTAAGCTTAAATTTCCATTCTCTATTTATATTCCAATCAATTTCTTCTAATGAATTTGGATTATGCAAAGTTTCCTTGAGATATTCCCTCACACCATTTTTAATTTTAACATCATCCTCTACTGCGCAAGAAATTAATAATGTTATTAGTATAAGGGTAAATAGTTTTTTCATTTTATATACTTTTACAAACTTCTTTTAATATCAATCACATTGAAAATAGCTATGAGATCATCCATATAAACTGTTTGATCTTCATACATAGGATTAAGCGATTGAAGAATCAATTTACCTGTTTCGGTATCATGTTCAAGAACTCTCTTTATTAATATGCCTTCTTCTCTATGGACAATTACAAAATTTTTCCATCTATGCAGATGGAGCTTATTTTTCCAGTGTACTCTTTGAATCTCCCTGCATAATAAAGTATCATTCTCGACAATACTTTCCCTGGTATTGTTATCCATACTGTCACCGGTAACTTCAAAGCAAACATATTTACCTTTGTACTCTTTGTCAACTTCCCATAGTGTAGTAGGTAGCTCTTGAATATACTCTGGATCACCCCAACCTGACAGAAAACCAGCCCTTGCCCTATGGTTTATAATAGGTATTTTCATATAACTATTAAAATCTACAGGCAAAGCTTCTTCTGAAAAATTATCATATTTAAAATCCTCAATCTTCAAGTTGTAGAAATTCTCAAATTTTTCTACAACACTTTTAGAAGGTTGTAATTTGTTGTTGATTATTTTAGATAAATTACCTTTATCATATTTAATATTAGTTGAAATTTCTGCAATTGGGTTTTCCAATCCTAAAGATTCGACAGCTTTTCTGAATTTATACCCCCTGATTTTACTAGGCTTCTCGGCCATACCTGAAAATTTAACATATTGAATACAACTTTTATACATTTTGTTGTTGTAAAGTTGTAATTCAGTTGTATATTAGCACCATAATAAAAATGAAACAAAAACAAATCTACGATAAAAGATTTGAAACGGAAATAAGGGAATACCGATGACACCAGAACAAGGACAAGTTATTATAGCAGAACTAGGCAGCAATTACGGATGTAAACTTATGGATTTTGCTAAAAAGAATAGGTTCAAAAAAGAGCGTGGAGGTGGGTATTATAAAGATCCTCAAATATTCCGAAATGTTATTAAAGGTCATTATGAAAGCCAAAGGATTGAAAAATTCATACTTAAAGCTTACCTCCACTACAAAGAAGAAAACGAGAAACACGCCAAGAGCTTAGAGGCTTTGGTTGTTAAGTAATCAATAAATATTCAAACTAAAAATTTTCAATTATGGTAAATCTAATCCAGTTAAAGTTCAATTTCCTAAGTCTTGAAGATATAGACTTTATAATTCGCCAGAATAGTATTCAACTTATGGAGCTATGGGGAATTAGTTATTACGATGCAAAATTTTATGTAGAAAGAGTAATGAGGGAATTTGCTAAAAAAGGAAATGTTCAAAATGTATTAGACGAGCAGATTGTTTCAATTTTTGAAGTAAGAAACAATCGTAATTGTTCGAGGGAACATAACAGAATTAATCGATTAATAAAGCCCCTGGCTTACGCTTAATAAAATTTCAACAATTAATAACCCCCCATCATGAAAAGTAGAGGTATCGTCGCGGGCTTAATTAAGCCAATCTCATCTTTAAAGGCTTCATCAAACCTTTTAAAATGCTCTTCAACAATTAGTATATCACAAAAAAGTGAGCCCCGGCTCATCACTTCCGGGGCTCTTCAACAATTAATACTCACATCAATGCCCCAGGAGGGGCGTAGCGAAGTATTGACATCAAAGATACAGCAAAGAAACGATACCTCAAAAGAGAAGTATAAAATTGAGGGTAATTCCGCAGAACATGAAAAAGAACTGCATTTCAGAACACAATCAATGGCCCAAGATCAAAAGGCTAGTATAAAAAATTACAACAACAATTAATATTCATTTAAAATTTTCAATTATGAAGTATTCAACTAACCACAACCCACAATTAATCGCAGGACTTAATCCATTGATCCCAGAGGATATTGAATTTATCCCTAAAGGCGAAGGAATGAAAGTATTATGTCTGCAAGGAGGCAGAAGCTACCCTTTTAAAAAGATAGCGGCTCCAATATTTACAGATATTCTTAATGAGTACACCAATGATAGAGGTGCTCAGCGCTTCATCAAATTATTAAGAAACGAAAATAGACTGCCTTATTCTAAAGTGGAACAGGTAGAGATATACGCTTTCTTTATGTGGGGAGGTATAGACGGGAAGCCTGATGTTATTGCAGGAGTTCTTCAACCTTCAGAAAATTTTATAACCGGCGAAGATTGCCCATCGCTTCACTTTGATAAAAAGTGCATTGTAATAAATGACAATGAGTTAAACAATCGGGATATAAAAATAATCCTAATGGCTGCTAAGGATCTTCCTAATAAAGCCATTGCTGCAGAGCTTAATATTTCTGATAGAACATTAGAGTATCACAATACCAGGCTATTCAGAAAAACCGGAACTCAAAGTAGAACCGGTCTGGTATCTACATCATATAAGAATCATTTAATCGCGTAAAATGAAAACTAAAGCAACGGACTGGATACATGAATGGAAGGGACTAAGTGAATACTTAGGGGGTATTTCTGTAAGGACTTTACAGCGGTATGAAAAGGAAGGTATTATTCAAAAATACCGTCTTGGAAAAAAAGTATTCTTTAAAAAATCTGAAGTGGATTCTGCCCCGGTTGCAATTTAAAAATTATGGAAGCAATGGTAATGGTTATTGAGCACACGCAAGGTCGTTGGCTCGTAAACGGAAAAAGAACGAATGAACTCAATGTAATGGAACAACGCTTTATGAATGAATTCTTCAGAAACATAAAGCCGGAACCAAATCAAGAACTAAAAATAGAACTAAAAAATACTCAACAATTAAATATTCAATCATGAAAACAATTCAAATTAAATCTTTGATCCTTAGAAATTTTAAAGGAATAAAAAACCTTAAGATTGAGGACTTCCAAAAAGAGACTTCTATTTGGGGTGCTAATGCCACTGGAAAGACAACCATTGTAGACGCCTTTAGCTGGTTACTTTTTGGAAAAGATAGTACTGATAGAACCAATTTCGAGATAAAAACACTGGATAAGAATAACCAGGTAATCCCTAAGATAGATCATGAGGTAGAGGCTGTTATTACTGTAGACGGTGAAGAAATTGGACTTAAAAGAACCTACAGGGAAAAGTGGACCAAAAAGAAAGGTGCACTTGTATCTGAATTTAATGGTCATGAAACTTTATACAGTTGGAATGAGGTACCAATGACCCAACGAGACTACACGGCTAAAATTAGTAGTCTGGTAGATGAAAGTGTTTTTAAACTTATCACTTCACCTGCAGCTTTCAACTTATTAAAGTGGCAGGATCAAAGACAGGTGCTTTTAGATATTGCCTGGGGGATTACAGATGAACAGGTAGCTAAAGGAAACCCGGAATTTGAAGATCTTTTCTCCAAGCTTACGAATAAATCTTTGGAAGAATATGAGAAGCAAATAAAAGCTTCCATTCTGAAATCTAAGAAAGAGATCAATGTTATTCCTACCCGTATAGACGAGGTGGAGCGTAATAAGCCAGAAGCAATTGATTTTGACGATGTGGAACGAGATATACAGGCTAATAAAAAAGAACTGGAAGGGGTTGAAAAGCAGATTTCCGATAAACTGGAATCTGAAAAAGAGGTTCAGAAGAAGAAATCTGCAATTCAGAAACAGATTCATGTATTAGAATCCCAGATTGAAGATGAAAAGCATAGGCTAAACCTGAAAGCTAAATCTGAATATCAAAAACAGACATCTGCTTCTAATGATATACAGTCTCAGATCAATGCTAAGAACGAAGATCTTACCAAAGCTCAAAAAACGTTAGCTAAGATCAAGGCTGATAAAAAAGAGAAGGAACAGGAAATTGAAAGTCTTTCTAAGCAGAATAAAGAACTACTGGAAAAATGGCATAAGCGCGCTAAAGAATCTTTTCAGATGGATGAGAGTGATTGCAAGTGTCCTACCTGTAAGCGTGAATTTGAAGCAGAGGATATTGAGCAGAAGAAATCTGAATTGGAATCGAATTTCAATGAAAATAAAAGGAAAGACCTCGCTGCGATTACAGCAAAAGGTCAAGGCAATGGTAAGCTTATAGATGAGGCTAAGATCGGGATCAATACTTTGGATGAGCGCATTGAAATTGGAACCGGTAAAATTGAAGAAATTACCGAAGAGCTTACCGAACTGGATAAGGCTTTGGAAACGGCTAAGGATAATTCCACCAATATTAAAAACGAAAAACAGCTTGCACAAGATCTTATTAAAGATAGCCAGGTAATTTCTGGAAAGGTTTCCGAGCTCAATATACTGGATAAGGAATTGTCTGAGATTAAACCAGTAGATGTATCGGAACTTAAAACCGAAAAGGATAAGTACGCTACTGAGATAAGTAACCTGAAATCTAAGCTTTCTATTAAAGATCAAATCGCTGCAGCTGACAAGCGTAAAGAAGAGCTTTCAGAAGAGGAAGGTAAGCTTGCTCAACAAATTGCAGATTATGAAAAGGATCAGTATATAATTGAGCAATTCAATAAGGCTAAGATGGACACACTAGAAAATATCATTAATGAAAAGTTCCAGATGGTAAACTTTAAGCTTTTCGAAGCACAAGTTAATGGTGCAGAGGCTCCAACTTGTAAGGCACTTATTAATGGTGTGCCATTTTCAGATGCAAATACTGCATCGAAAATCAATGCCGGAATTGATATCATCAATACCCTTAGTGATCATTATGGAGTTTCAGCCCCTGTATTTATTGATAACAGAGAAAGTGTTTCCAATCTTATAGAAAGCCAATCGCAAATTATTAATCTGATTGTTTCTCCAGATGATAAGAAGCTAAGAGTAGAATCAAATGTTGAACAATTATAAACTGTAGCTTAATGGCATACAAAAATCAATATAGAGGTAGAAAGGTACACTCTCAAAGTGAACTAGAACAAATTTGTGAAAGTCAGTATGAAACGATCAGAAAACTTTTGATGCTTGTTGATGACTGTAAAAAAGGTTTCGAAAAGGTAAATGATTTTGATGAAGATATAGAAGAGGTTTATGATGATCCTGGGCACATTGCTAAAATTCATCTAGGAATAATATCCAGAAAATTAAATTCTAACAATTAATATTTAAATCATGAGTTCAGAAACTTCAAAGCAATTAGTGAAACAAAAAAAGCAGGATATATCTACCAGGGTACTTGCTAAAGTCAACGAGTTTGAACAAACAGGAGAGCTTAGAATACCTAAGAACTATTCAGTAGAAAACTCTCTTAAATCGGCTTATTTGATCTTATCTGAAACCAAGGATAAAAATAAAAAACCAGTATTAGAAAGCTGTTCAGTTACCAGTCTATCCGAAGCTCTTTTGAAGATGGTAGTTTGGGGATTAAACCCAATGAAAAAGCAATGCTATTTCGTGCCTTACGGTGGTAAAATAGAATGTATTCCAGATTATACAGGGAAAATTGCCATGGCTAAAAGATATGCCGGATTAAAAGACATCAAAGCCCATGCAGTATTTAAAGATGATACTTTCGAATTTGAAGTAGATCCGTCTACCGGTAGAAAGAAAGTCACCAAGCATACCCAAACTTTAGAAAGTATGGGAAGTAATGAGTTTAAAGGTGCGTATGCTATTATGGAAATGAATGATGGGACTTTTGATGTTGAAATCATGAGTAAACCCCAGATTGTTGCAGCATGGCAACAAGGTCATGCTAACGGAACCAGTCCGGCTCATAAAAAGTTCCCTGATCGTATGGCTAGAAAATCAGTCATTAACAGGGCCTGTGATGCTTTGATTAGAAGTAGTGACGATAGCGTGCTTTACGAAGATGAAGATGAAAGAAAGATTATCGATGTTCCTTCTGAGGACCTGAAACACGAGGTTAAAACCAAAGCTAATAAGCGAAATTTTGATACTTCAGATATTGAAGATGCCGATTATGAAGAAGATGAGTTTCCAACAAATGAAGCTGAAAATGAAGATGATGAAAATGAACGTCTTTATGAGGAGGCAATGGCTGAGGAAGAAGGTCAATCATCAATGGCTAATTCACCGGGATTTGGAGCTTAATTTATGAAAGTACTTGTTTCATATTATTCAGACGGTTCAGGATTCAAGGTTTTGAAAGCTTATTCTGAAAGCGAAAAAGAAAGCGATAGAGCTAATGAAGATTTAAAATTACTTCAGGCTTTGGAAGATTCATTGTCTTGTAAAGTTGAATTAAGAGATACAGAACTTTAATGGATTTAAAAATTATAGGATCGGGGAGCCGAGGGAACGCATATTTATTGGAAAACGATTCCGAGGCTCTTCTTATCGAATGCGGTGTAAACTTCAATGAGATCAAGAAAGCACTAAACTTCTCTTTTTCTAAAGTTTCCGGAGCTATTGTTTCCCATTGTCACGGAGATCATGCCAAATCAATAAAAGAGACTATGGCAGCCGGAATCAATGTTTGGGCTTCTGAAGCAACGCATGAAGCTTGTGGAACAACTATGCATCACCGGGCTTGTATGATGATGGAAAACCAAGTTTATAAAATTGGAAACTTCCAGATCAAACCTTTCGGAGTTAAGCACGATGTACCAACATTTGGATTTTATATAGTGCATCCAGATTGCGGTCGGGTAGTTTTTATCACTGATACTAAATACTGTGAATATGTATTTCCGCCGCTTCATAACATTATAGTAGAAGCGAATTATTCCAAGGAAATTATAGATCAAAGAGTAGCAAATGGAGCTAATCCAAAGTTTCTAAGAAACCGGGTGATCCATTCACATTTAAGTCTGGAGAACTGCCTGGAATTTCTAAAAGCAAATGATTTAAGCCAGGTGAATAACATTGTACTTATTCACTTATCAGACGGGAACAGCCATGAAGTAAATTTTAAAAAAGCTGTAGAAAATATTACTGGTAAAAACGTAAGTGTAGCTAGTAACGGAATGAAAATAAATTTTAATCGTAATCCTTTTTAAGATATGGGTAGAGAAATAAAATTTCGTGGAAAAAGCTTAATAACTAAAAAGTGGAAATATGGCAGTCTAATCGATGCCAATCCACTAGGACAATATATCGTTGAATTTATCAAAGAGACCGACGATTCAAATTATTTCCCTGTTAAAAAAGATACAGTTAGTCAGTTTACAGGCTTTAAAGATAGAAATGCGAAAGAGATTTTTGAAGGCGATATTCTAAGCGACTGGACTGAAACAGACGAGGGAAATATTCAATCTAAAATGCAAGTCTTTTGGTGTGAAAAAATAGGAGCATGGAAATTAGATAACTCTTTCAAACAAGATAAGTCCATTGGAGATTTATTGAGTGATGAGTTAGCGAATTTTACCTATGAAATCACTGCTAATATTTACGAATAATGAACCTAACCCCAGAAGAAAAAGAAGATATCAAATCATTACTACTATTTCTGGTAGAAAAGAAATCAGAAATTTCAGATGGACATAATGGATTTCATCTTAAAGAGCTTGAACCATTTCTTCAGGAACTGGTAGAAGAACAAAAAATTAAATGCCGTCCAACAATTACGGCAGACAATTACTTTAAAATCAACAATTAAATACTACATCAATGATTAACTTATTTAATGCACAAATTGCAAATCTTGCCATTCATAAAATAGGCAACAAATCCCGTGGAGAAGGTAAATTCCTTTCCCAGGAACAAACATCTTTGAACGATGAAATTACGCCCCTTTTAAAAGAGTACTATTTAAAACCTTTCCGGGAAAAAGAAGAAAACTATTTCAAGTTTTCCCATGAGATAGATCTTGAGTTTAACGAAGATCAGTTTTTAAGCCAGTTCAAAAACCCGGGTTTAATACCTGAATTCCAGAATTACAAAACAGAAAAAGGACCTAAATATAGTGTTCAGGATCTTTCTTCTTTTCCTATTGATAATGGGGCTGTTTCTGAAAGCCGTAAGAAGTTTAAAGGTGTTATTGAACTTGACAGCAATATGACTATCAAAATGGATTTTGTGAACGCTGAGAGCGCGGATAAGTTCCTTGAAAAAGGATGGGACGAAGAAAAGCAGATGTATTATTATCTGTGTTATTTTAATTCAGAAAAGAAGTAGAGGTATGGAAAAGTTAGAATTAAAACATTTAGCACCTTATTTGCCTTATGGCTTGAAAATAAAAGGTTTAACTAAAATTTATCCAGATCCTATAATAACAGGGATATTAGGTAGCTGCGATAGAGTGTATTGGAATTATCACGGAGCAAGTGGTGTTTGGAAATTAGAAGACACCAAACTTATCCTAAGACCTTTAAGCGATCTAACAAAAGATATTAAACATAATAATAATAAGTTTTTGCCGATTGTTGAGCTATCAAAAATTGAATTCGACGATGAAGTAGATATTGATTTTAGCTCTGATTTTCATGAAAATGATTATCTATTAGAATTAGAATATGTTCCTACTTGGTTTGCTTTAAGATTCCATAAAAAAGATAAAAATTTTTCCCGATGGGATGACGGCGAAGGTATTTCAGCTTGCAAACACGAATTACTATTTAAGCTTTTTGAATGGCATTTCGACGTATTCGGACTAATAGAAAAAGGTTTGGCAATAGATAAAAACAAACTTTAATTGATATACCGCACGAACATACCCCTCGAAAAACAAAATGCCATAGAGCGTTTCAAATACCTTATCGGTAAAGGAAAGCGTATTGAGCTTACTGAAAAGAAAAAGAAGCGCTCTATTGCTCAAAATAGCTACGAGCATCTTCTATTCAATTACTTCGGGTTGCATTTTGGACATACACTACAGGAAGTCAAGCAAAACATATTTAAAAAAGTAGTTAACCCTGATATTTTTTACGAAGGGGAAGAAGAGTATTTCGGGGAGAAAGTAGAAAAATGGCGAAGTACCGCCGATCTAAAAACAGATGAGAACAGCCTTGCTATCAGTAGATTTTTAGACTTCTCAGCACAGCAGGGCTTTCCATTACCAGAACCTAAAGATCTGGTCTGGCTTGAAACCATAGAAAACGAATTAAGTAAACATACCTCAAAACAATATTTATGAAAATTTACACAGGAATTATAGAGGAAATTTCAGAGCGCGACCCGTATAATACCGGTCACAAAAAAAGATTAGTAAAAGTACGAGAAGATGCAAAACAAAGCGTCTGGATCGAGTTCAAAGGACCACAATTAACGGTACTCGAAAGAGAATTTTCCGTTAACGATTCGGTAAGTGTAGCTACAGAAAATGTATCTAGCAAAAGCCGTAATCAAACCAGGTTCAATAACATTTATGCTAAGGGTATTGATAGGGTAAACCTATCGCAATCAGCATACTAGAATTTTCAACAATTAATATCACATCACATTATGAAAACTACAAGCTACCTGGCTCACGAAAGCGTGAAGCCACACAAAGAACGGGTTCATACTAAAATTATAAGGGGTCTTAGGAAGATCAAAAAAGGAACTTTTGAAGATATCGCCAATGCCTGTGGTCTTAAAGATCAACAGGTATGGAAACGCCTAAGTGAACTCAAAAGACAGGATAAAATAATTGAAGATGGAATCCGTATCTGTGATGATTCAGGAAGACCTAGAACGATATGGAAAATAATAGATTGAAGGATTACCCCCTTTACGTTACTAGCATTTCCAAACCAACACAAGTACTATTTATTTTCCGTGATAATGGACAACAAATTAAGGTTTCTCTTACCGGTGATCAGCCGGTAGGAGAATACGCCTTAACTCCAGAAGAGCGGATGCACATATTAGATAATTTTTATAAGAATAAATAATGAATTTTTTAGAAAAGGATTTAGAACAGATTATAGAAGAATCAGGCAATGATGATCTTATAAAAAGAGGTTTATTCATCAAGGGTAAATTACTTAGACAAAAAAGAATTTATAAAGAGGGGATTGCTGACATTATTTCAATACATAGAGAGCATTTTTATAAAAACAACCAACTAATTTCTAAGCTCGTTATTACAGTATTCGAGCTAAAAAAAGGAAAATTAGATGCGAGTGCTTTCTGGCAAGCTATAAGATATGCTAACGGAATCAAGAAATACATGAGAAAAAATTTCTTCTATGATTATGAAATTAGAATATCTCTTATCGGAAATAATATTGATGATTCATGTGGTTTACACTACCTACCATATTTACTTGATAATAGTTCAGATGAACCTAATCAAGCAATTAAAAAAATAGACATATACACTTATTCCTACGGATTCGATGGAATTTCATTCAATAAGCATGATAAAAATGTAATGAATAATCCAGGATGTAAAAAGAAAAGAAATGGCAAGAAGATTTATTGATACAGGATTTTTTAAAGATCCTTTTGTAAGGGGCTTACAAGGGGCTTACAAGGGGCTTTATGTGTACCTTTTTTTAGATTGTTCAAGTGCTGGAATTTGGAATGTTGAGTTGGACGTTGCAAAATTACGTTGCGGCATAGATCAATCAGTTACCGATGAACAAATAAAAGAAGTTTTTGAAGATAAAATTGTAGAACTTGAAGATGGGCAAAAATGGTTCATTAAAAATTACTTAAAGGTACAGCATAATGGGCTTTTAAAGAGAAATAACAAAGCTCATACTTCAGCAATTGAAGAGCTTATAAAATATGATTTAATAGAGGAAATTTCGGAAGGAGAATTTCAGTTATCTGAAAAAATAATTAAGGGGCTTCCTAGGGGCTTACAAGACCCTAAGGTAATGGTAAAGGTAAAAGAACAAGGTAATGGTAAAGGTAAAAGCAACGGTAAAGAAGAAAAAACAAAAATTATAAAAAAATCAAAAGAAGAAGAGTCTGAAATAGTTTTTCCTTTTGACAGTAATAATTTCAAAACGCAATGGAATCATTGGAAAATTTATAAAAAGAAAGAATTCAAATTTGATTACAAATCTCTACAAAGTGAGCAAGCAGCTCTAACTGAATTAGCTAATAAATCCGACGGAAATGAAAAAAAAGCAATTGCAATTATGCATCAAAGCATGAGCAATGGATGGAAAGGAATTTTTGAATTAAAAACTGAGAAGAATGTCAACAACCGAAATAGCGAATCAAACACAGAAATTGCAAAAAGAGCAATGGGAAGTAAAACAGCTAAAGACTTTAGGTTTAAGTAAAGAAATTATATCTGGAGAGACTTCACTTGCAAACCTGGAAATGAATTTAAGTATTCAGGAAACATTTTCTAAGCCAACGCTCAGATCAGTTTTTAAAAACGAGACCGGAAGTATAGGATTTTCAGTTGTCAATGTTCTAGTAACTCGGTTTGTAGATTCTTTTGGTTTCAGCAATAAGCTAAGTGAAGTTCAAATCGAAATGATAACCATTGATGCCTTGGAAAACTGCGCCTATGAAAGCCTTGAAGATGTTATTTTATTCTTTAAAATGGCTAGATCTGGAAAGTTTGGAACTACCAAAAGAGGCGTTGATAGCAACCTGATTTTTGGCGAATGGTTCCCAATGTACTTAGAACAAAAAGCAATTTTAAGAGAGCAGGGCTATGAAAAAGAAAAAGGCGAACGTAATAGCAATCCAGATGCTAAAAATGCTGTAGCGATTACTAAAAATAGAATTTACGAAGCTAAGAAAAAAGAAAAAGTTAATAAATATATTAATAATCTAACTGCTAAAATGGATAAGCAAGCTTTAGAAGATACTATTTCAAGCTGGGAGAAAGATTCTGAAATGAAGCCTTATGTCCAACTATTAAAAAAGAAAAGGAGGAGCGTAAAATGAGACCATCGAAATTAAATAAAACCCAAAAAGAATTTATCTGGGATAATCATAAAATTTCAACCCTATACCTTGGAAGACTTTTTCAAGTAAGCCCGGACACGATCAGAAGATGTAAAAAAGAAAAAGGACTTCAAGACAAAAGATATATTTCCACACCGGAATCTATATCCAGAAGAAATAAATCAAAAATAGAAGACCCTGAAATAAATACTAAACCTACGCTTTACGAGTGGTTAGATAGTCAGGGCATTAAAAATGTAAGCCAGGGTATAAGATTTTTCGGAAGCGGTAGAACGATGAGGAAGAAATTTGAATCTGAAATAAATGATTAAAAAAGAGCTTTTGATGCATTAAAAAGTTTGGTTAATACTAAAAATTGACTTAGTTTTATATCGTTATGCAAAACATAACTCCCGCCATCACCGGGATATTTTTCAACAATTAATATCACATAAATTCATGATTTTCAATCCTGATTTTTACCCTACGCCTTTAGGTGTAGTCGATTACATGATATCGCAAATCGATGTCAAAGGAAAAGTAATTTTAGAACCTTCAGCCGGTAGTGGCAATATTGTCGAAGCTCTTTTTAAGCACGGTGCCAAACAGGTTTTAACCTATGAGATCGAACCAGATCTTCAGAAAATAGTTTCCACAAAATCTAAGCTTTTAGGATCTGACTTTTTAGAATCAAAGCCAGAACAATTAAGCCATATAAATGCGATTATAGCAAATCCTCCATTCTCAACAGGGGGTAAGCATATTCTAAAAATGTGGGAGGTGGCCCCGGAAGGTTGCGAGATCATAAGCCTTTGTAATTCCAATACGTTGGAAGTTGATTATACCCGGGAGCGCAGAGAGCTAAATGCTTTGATCAGTAACCATGGAACCTCAGAGAACTTAGGAGACTGTTTTGCAACTGCAGAGCGAAAAACAGGAGTTTCTGTAACGATGGTAAAACTTTTCAAACCTGTTTCTACTAAAGAATTTGATTGGGAGGGTTTTTTCATGGATGAAGATGAAGAGGTTTTAACCGGTCCCGGGATCATGCAACACAATGAAGTTCGATCTATTGTAAATCGATACACTGCAGCCGTTGATACTTTCGATGAATATTTAACTACTTCGGAGCGTATGAACGCGCTTTTGAAGCCAATAGGTATCAAAGATAATTTTTCATGCTCCGTTTCCCATGGTAAAACAGTGACCACTAAAGAAGAATTTTCAAAGGAACTTCAGAAAAGCTCTTGGGATTGGATATTCAAAAAAATGAATATAGAGAAGTTTATTACTTCTGGGGTACTTAAAGACATCAACAAGTTTGTGGAGGAGCAGCAGAAATATCCATTTTCGATGCGCAATATTTATCGAATGTTTGAAATCATTGTGGGTACCCGAAAGCAAACCATGGATAGGGCTATAGTTGAGATTTTCGATAAGATCACAAAACACTATGATGATAACAGATACCAGGTCGAAGGCTGGAAAACTAATTCTCACTACATCGTAAATAAGAAATTTATTTTTCCATACATGTGTAAAAAAGGATGGCATGGAGAAATTGATACCAGCTATGATTCTGAAAATAAAATGGACGATATCAATAAGGTTCTATGCTACTTAACCGGTCAAGATTACAGTGGTATGCTGTCATTCTACCAGCGGCTAAAAATAAAAGATTGCTATTTGATTCTAGACGGTAAAAAAGTAACAGATACCCAGGTTAATGAAATTACCGGGCAAAGCTCAAAATATACTTATAACAATCCTTTCAATTTTGATAGTGAACAAGCTGCAAATGAATTTCACCAAACCTATTATTCACATAAAAAGGCAGTGATCTATAACCGCCCGGAATGGGGTCAATGGGCTGACTGGGATTTCTTTGAATTCAAATGTTATAAAAAAGGAACCATTCATTTTAAGTTTAAGGATCTGGATGTATGGGCACAGTTCAATCGTCGCGTTTCGGAAATTAAAGGTTTTCCGTTACCTGAAAAGTTGTAGTTCTATGATACGAATTACCCAAGAAGATAACATGGAGCTCATGGCTCGTGCTAAAGATAAAGAATATGATTTAGCGATCGTTGATCCGCCTTATGGTATTAACGCTCCCAATATGAGTATGGGAACCAATAAAAAAAGAAAAGGTGACGGTTATCCAAGTGTAAGTGTTGCGCAAAGATTAAAGAAAGGCAGACTAAATCAAGGTTCGGGTAAATTGAAGAACAGAGCCTTAAATACTATGAATTGCGAATGGGATTTTGAAGTTCCTTCCCAAGAATATTTTAAAGAATTGTTTCGGATATCTAAGAATCAAATTATTTGGGGTGGTAATTATTTCGACTTACCACCTACCAGATGCATAGTTTGTTGGGATAAATGCCAGCCATGGGAAAATTTCTCTCAGTGGGAAATGGCATGGACTTCTTTTGATAAGCCTGCTGCAATGTTTCGTTTTTCAAATACGGGAGGTGCTAATCAGGAAAAGAAAATTCATCCTACCCAAAAACCTGTGAAGCTTTATGAATACCTACTTATGAAATTCGGTAATCCAGGAGATAAGATAATTGATACTCATTTAGGTTCTGGAAGCCATTCTATAGCATGTCATAATCTTGGATTTCATTTGGATGCCTGCGAAAAAGATGAGCAGTATTATAAAGATTCTTTAAATAGATTAAAAATACATCAATCACAACAGAGATTATTTCAGATATGAAAGTAATACTAGAAAGTCCATTCGCTGGAAACATAGATCGAAATGAAAAATATGCTAGATCCTGTATGAGAGATAGTTTAATGCGTGGTGAATTCCCTATGGTTTCACATTTACTTTACACCCAATGCCTATTTGATGAAATACCAAAAGAACGTGAAATTGGAATTAATGCCGGATTAGAATGGGGTAAGTATGCAGAAAAAACAATAGTCTATACGGACTTCGGAATTTCAAAAGGAATGGAATACGGAATTAAAAACGCAGAAAATAATAACCGACCTATTGAGTATAGAACTATACTTTAAAAACAACAATTTTCAACAATTAATACATCATCATGAACAAAGGATTAAGCAAAGATATCTCTAATAAGGTATCAGTAATCAGTTTTGAAGAGATCCAAAAAACGGACTTCTTTAAAAAAATGCCTGAATTTCAAAAGAACTTCTTTAGGCAAAATAGAAAGCACGTCACCCACGAGGTCCACCACGGCTATAATGTAGCTAGGAATTTAGGATTTAAGGGATGGGAAAGGCAAACCGCTGCCAGCTACCAGATAAAGCAATTTTTGAAGCGCATCATAATGCTTTGGAAGAGCATTTCGATAAAAAACAAATAGCCGCTTAATGTACCCCTTCTACCACCATATAAAACACGAAGATGAAAAGATCCTTATTCCGGGATGCATGGGTACAGATCCGGAAGACCCGATGGATCTGGATATTGTTTAACCGCTAAAAATAAAACTGATGAATAAATCCCTTATTCTCTTTTTGATCCCTGTAGGATATATCTATATCTCAATAATCCTACTACAAGCCAATCCTTTAAAATGGACTTGGACGGCACAGCTGATGCTATTATTAATCACCCTTATGTGTGTGATATTTTTAAAAGATGAACTTAGAGAAGAGTAATCCCCCTCTCTCCCTAACAAAAACAAAGAATGGCAAAAATTATAGAATTAATAGAAACAGATGATTTAAGAGGAACTGGAAAACCAGAAGATCCTTGGAGACGTGTAAAGCAATACTTCACTAAAGAAGGTGAATTATTATTTGAATTAGATGATTGCCAACCCCTTATTAAATAAGATAAGATGAAAGACGTAATAAAATTTCTAAAGAAAAACGGTTTTAAAAACATGGAACTCGGTTCTTATGCAAATGATTTATGTAATGTAGTAATAAACTCGAATGAATATGAAGTTGCAGATAATGAAGGGAATACTATGTACAGCAAAGATCATAACATTTACTGGCTTATAGGAGTTCTAACCTATTATGGATTTATCGAAAAGAATTATAAGATTTAACCCACCAATCAATAAACACCAATACCTATGGAAAATACATTAGAAAATAAAGCGAAGTTCTTTGCTCAATACTGGACTTGGATTTACGAAGGTGAATCTGTTTGTGTAACTATCCAAGATATTCAAGAAAGTGACTTCTTGAGACTAAAACCACTATCTAAAATAAGTGATGAAGATGCTATTGAGATAGCCAATAGAATCGGGTATTTTTTTGATAAAGTTGTTAGATCAAAAAAATATCTATACATAACTGATAAATACAATGACTTTGAAGATGTTCAAGAAACTTTGAGAATTTACCACAATGGGGAAATATTTTATTTAGATCAGAGTGGTAAGGTACGTGAATTGTCAATGGAGCAAGCTGAAGAAGTTATTTCTTTAATTAGACAGAAGGGTATTGCGTATCAATCAAGAGGTCTTTCGGTAGAACAACAATTAGAATATAACTGGATAAAATTAACCGAGTAAAACCAGCTATAAGATGAATAGAGAGTATGAATTAAATAAATTAAAATCCAAACCTGATAAAAGTTTTTGCAGTTGTGGTCTTGGAAATTATAAGGAAAGAAGAAAATGTAAGCACAAATCTTGTCAAGAAGACGCTAAACACACACAAAATGTAAATGATTTAGTTGAAAGGGGCTGGTTACCACTTGAAAGATGGAGACACGTTTAAAACTATAAAGATGAAAGCAGAAGAACTAATTAAAGAAAGACCTAAATTAAAAGATTACAGAAGTATATCTGGAAGAATCAATACTCAAACAAAAGATAAATTCATTAAAGATTTGCAAAATTGGTCTTATAAAGCTGAGGATATGTTGCTTTCCCTCACCAAAGACCAAACAGAAGAAGAGAAGTGGATAAGTGTAGAAGATAGATTGCCAGAAACAGGAATTCCAGTTGTAATTTATGGAATTAATGATTACGGAAAGGAAAGAAGACTTCGGGCTTTTTATGCGCCTAAATTTTCTATTTATGCAGATTGTTACGAAGGAGACAATGATGAATACTGTGAAGAAAAAGACGAGTATTTTATCCCTGAAGGTTGGTATGAGCAAAATGAATATGAATGTACTAATTGGTACGTAGGATTTAAACCTACCCACTGGCAACCATTACCAACCCCTCCCAAACAATAGAATACATGGAAGAAGAAAGAGAAGAAAGATTAGAAACTCTTTTAATTAATAAGAGAGATGAAAGAATAAGTTGGTGCGAGTTCTGGGATTACTTTCAGGATCTAAACGTTAGCGCTAAAACTTATAATGAAGTTCAGGCTAAACACAGCAGTAAAATAAATCAAATTGATAGATCAATAAGAGATTTGCAAAATGAAATAAATAACCTCCACCAATGAAAGAACCTAAAGAAAAGGCAAAAGAGTTAATAGAGAAGTTTATTCCAGATGCTAAATATTGGGATTGTTACAATGATGTTCCTTTAGATGAAGATCACGCTAAGAATTGCGCACTTATCGCAGTAGAAGAAATATATAATCTAAAACTAGAAATAGGTCAGCACTTAGAAGAAATGCCTGATAAGCAAAACTATTATTCATATTGGGAAGAAGTAAAAACCCACCTACAAAACAAAGAGTAAAAACAGTAATGCAAACCAACCTATTTGAATAAATAGCAGTTTCCAAGGCCAATCAATTACTAGATCTGGTTAACGAAGGAAAAAAAGGAAAGGAAAAATATATATCCCATTACTTTTTTCATCATAATAGCTACATCGTTTTTATGGCTGCCAATTCTAAAAAAGACTTAATTTTTAATGTACTGGATCAGTACGGGGAAATTCCCAAAGATTTGCCTGTAAATTGGAGGCACTTATCCCATATAAAACAAGAGATTGGACTGTAATTATCATCATATTTTTATGACGGTATTCCCTTATTTTTTGTATATTGCACCTATCAACAATTAATATTCAAAGTCCTGCATCACAGGCATTCACTTTCAAAACAGTAAAATAAATTAAGTTCTGGCCGGAAGAAAAAAACAGCCTGAATTTGAGCTTCAGAAAGCGGTATCAAGGTATTTGTCTATACAATACAAAGACATTTTATTCCTAAGCGATACTGTTGCAAATTTAAAGCTTACCGTACCTCAAAAGGCGCGTAATAAGTCTATTCAAAAAACTGGATTCAAATGCCCCGATGTTCTTATTCTCGAACCACGCGGAGGCTATTCAGGTTTATTTATCGAACTAAAGGTAAAATCACCATTTAAACAAAACGGAGAAATATATTCCAATGACCATTTAAAAGGCCAATTGGAAAGTATTAATGCGCTAAAATCAAAAGGTTACTTCGCTTGCTTTTCTGTAGGATTCGATGAAACCAAAAATATTATTGATACATATTTCAAAAAAGACATTAAAACATCACTAGGAGGGGATGATTTAGACGCTTAGTTGTCGCTAATCGAGGCCGTGATAATGCAAGAAAGCCAACATCGGGATCCCCAACTATTTTACATTTTTAAAGCTCGATAAATTATCACAAGACTGGCTTACCGGTGAAAAGTAACCGGGAAAAGGAGAGGTGCCGAAATTGGTAGCCGGGCGATATAGTCGTAGTGGATTAAGTTATCAGGCCAGTAACTCCACTTTGCAGGTTCAAGTCCTGCCCTCTCTACTAAAAGAAATATTATATGACTGTATGTTTAGGAATACTTTTTTGCATCGTAGGGATAATATCTCTACTGGCGTCTATAATAATCGCAGTCAAAAGCATTGAGGAGTAATGAAGCCGTACACAAAACTATATTTCAGAGCACTAGGATACGCTGAAAGTGATTTTATCCCTTCGGAAATTTCAGGTAATAGAGCTGTGGATATCAATCACATTATTTGCAAAGGCTCAGGCGGGAATCCTTCAGGGGATAAAGACCGCATAGAAAACCTAATGGCACTTACCAGGGAAGAGCATATCGAGCAAGGTGACAAGAAGCATTTAATCGCTGATCAATTTAGAACCCATGCAAGATTATTAGAAGCCAACGGGGTAAAATTTGATAAAATCTGGATCCACGAACAAATTCAGAAGTATAGCCAATATGAAGCCAGTAGTGCTGAATTAATTAAAGGGCATTAGGGATGGATAAGCGAAAGAAAAATTTATTGGTTTCATTTTCCACGGGAGAAACTTCAGCTAAAATGGCGAAGTGGCTTAAAGACAATAAGTCTAATGAATACAATATGCTTTTTGCTTATGCCAATACGAGTAGAGAAAGAGAGGAGAGTTTGTTATTCGGAAATAAATGTGATAAAGAATTCGGTTTGGATTTAGTCTGGATTGAAGGTGTTTATTCTATGACTTATGGAGAGGGAACGACTTATAAAGTAGTGGATTACAAAACCGCTAAGCGTAACGGAGAAGTTTTTGAGGAAATGATAAAAGCTTATGGCTTACCCAATGTGACCTATAAGCATTGTACCCGAGAATTGAAAACAAACCCTCTTAAGAAATTAGCAGATGATGTTTTTGGAACGAATAATTATGAAATAGCTATTGGTTATAGAGTTGATGAAGTAGATCGAGTAAATAAAGATTGGAAAGAAAAAAGACATTACTATCCCTTAATTACTGATAATCCACTCACTAAGCCTCATGTTAATGTATTCTGGAAAAATATGCCTTTCAGGTTAAACCTTAAAGGCTATGAAGGCAATTGTAAAAGGTGCTTAAAATTCACGCTAAGAAAACAGTTGACTCAAATTAAAGAAGAAAGAGAAAAAGGGGAAATTGATAAATGGTGCGAGAAAATGGAAGATAAATACGGGGATTATGTGCCGCCTCATAGAGAAGAAAAAAGAAAGCCACTTGAAGGTAAATTAACTTTTTTCAGGAATAACCTGAGCCATAAAGATTTAGTTGAATTATCTCAACAAAATTTTAAAACAGCTACTGACGATTCTGTTATTTATGATAGACAAGAAATGCTTTTTGGTTTTGAATTAGATAAAAACGGAGACGGTGGATGCTCAGAAAGTTGCGAACCATTTAATTAATAAACTATGAAAATCAAGATCACTAAAAAGTTTGTAGATCAGGAAACAGGAAAAACTATTCTTCCTAAAAAAACCATCGAGCGAAACAAAGAACGCGGACAGGCAATTATTAATGCTGGTTATGGTGAAGAGGTGAAGCCGAAAGCTAAGAAATCTGAATCTGATACTAAGGAATAATTGAGCACAAGAGCAAACATAAAATTTTCTAGTCCACATGGAGAGGTTATTCATATAGACCGAAGCCATGATGGTTTCCCTGAAAATATTCTTCCAGATATTGAAAAGGTAGTTGAATTATGCAAAGGCCGTTGGAGTGGTTCAGAATTAGGACAGCTTGTAAGTGCTTTTTTAGGCTATCATTTTGAAGCAAATCGGAGAATTCAAAAATACGAGCCTTGTATTGGTTATGAAAAAGCCGGGGATGAAAGTTATTGCTATTTCGTAAGATGGAACGATGAGAGTAGAGAATATGAATTTGGAGTATTAGAGTAATGACAGACAAGACCTTCGAAAAATATAAAGCAGTTATTGATGAGTGGTTCGTCAATGGCTTTAATGGCGTGAAGGCATATCAAAAAATATACCCTAAATCTAAAGATAAAAGCGCAGAAGCAAACTTCAGAAAAATACTCGCAATTGCTCGCATCGAGGAATTTGTTAAAGAAAAGCGCGAAGCAATAGCCGAAGCTAACAAAATAACTATTGATGAGTGTGTTTCTTTACTTACTTCTATGGCTCGATTCGATATTGCCGATTGCTATGATGAAGATGGAGTTTTAAAGCCTATTCATGAGATTCCAAAAGAAACCAGATTAGCTATTGAAGCTTTGGATAGTGATGAAATATTCATAGATAGTATGGTTGTAGGAAGGACTAAGAAATTAAAAACCTCCAATAGACGGTCGAATGTAGTTGAGCTTTTAAAAGTGCTTGGAGGTTATGAAAAAGACAACAATCAGAAGAAACAGGACAACATTGTAGTATTCCGAATACCGGACAATGGCAGAGGTTAAGACAATTCAGCCACAGGAAGGTTATCAGCTTATGGCGCTTGCTTCTCCTGCAGATATAGTGATTGGAGGAGGCGCAGCAGGCTCCGGGAAGACGTTCGTTCTTTTATTAGACGCAGTAAGGGATAAAAGCAACCCTGATTATGGAGCGGTAATCTTTAGAAGGCTTACCACCCAGATCAAAGCGCAGGGAGGTTTAAAAGATGAAAGTGAAAAGCTTTATCCTCATTTAGGAGGCACTTATAACCAAACTGAATTGCAATGGAAGTTCCCGGAAGGTGCAAAGATTAAATTCTCCCACCTGGAACATGAAAAAAATGTAACGAGTTGGCAGGGGTCACAGATCCCAATGATAGGTTTTGATGAGTTAACACATTTCTCAAAACAAACGTTCTTTTATTTATTGTCTCGTAACCGTTCCAATAGTTCGATTAAACCGCGAGTAAGAGCTACTTGTAACCCCGACCCTGACAGCTGGGTATATGATCTTATAAAATGGTGGATTGGTGAAGATGGTTTCCCTATTCCAGATCGTCAGGGTGTAGTAAGATATTTTGTGAAAGATGGGGATAGCATGATTTGGGGTAGCACCGTGGAAGAATGCATTGAAAAAGCCGCTTATTTCATCAATCCATTAGTGGAAGCCTCAGGAATTGAAGCCAAGCATTTTGTGAAGTCCATCACTTTTATAGGCGGATCTGTTTACCAGAATAAGGAGCTACTTAAGAATAACCCTGAATATCTGGCAAACTTAGCATCCCAAGACGAAGATGCCAGAAACCAATTATTAGCCGGGAATTGGAAAGTATCGCTTAATCCAATGGACGTGTATCATTACGCATCATTCAAAGATATTTTCAATAACGATTTTGTAAAGGCCGGTGAAAAGTATATTACAGTCGATGTGGCGACTTCAGGAAAAGATAAGCTTGTTATATGGCTATGGGAAGGTTTCCGGATTAGGGATCTAATGAAGATCGATAAATCTACCGGTAAGGATATCATAGATGAGATTAAAGCAATGGCTCTGAAATGGGGAGTTCCTAACCGAAGAATTGCTTACGATGCCAATGGAGTAGGAGCATTTATAGGAGGTGCAGATAATGCCTTTATTCCAAATTCTATTGCTTTTGATAGTAATAACAGACCCAGGGAAACTAAAGACGGACGAAAGTTCAAAAACCTGAAAACTCAATGTTATGTGCTGAGTGGCGAACGAGTTGAGCGGAACGAGATATGGGTAATGCCACAAGTAGCTAATATGATGTTTGATGAAAAACAAACCATTAGACAGCGAATGTTAGCGGAACGCAAGGCAATAAAAAAGCAACCTAAAAAAGATGAGGAGCCGCAAGCCCTGATCAAAAAAGAAGAAATGAAAGCAAAGTATCTGAATGGGGAGAGTACCGATTTACTAGACCCTTTTATGATGCGAGAAATATTTGAACTGGAACCACCAATCACTATTTCAAAACCAACCAAGCCGAAAGGCTTAAACTTTGGAGGATAATGGAAGAAGAATTTGACTTCGACTTTAAAAATGCAACTGCAGTAACCGATTTCTTAGGCGAAAACGAAAAGCGTAATAAGAAAATAGCTGAATATAAATCTGAATATGAAGGTACCGATGAGGGCCGAAAGCTTCGCGACAATCAAATTGGAAAGCGTGAAGATTATACTCAGGGGAAAAAATCAGTAAAAGCGGAACGCCTGAAAACCCAGTACCAGAAGTATATCGTTCAAACCGGGGTTTCTTTTCTTCTAGGGGATGCACCAACTATTACTGCAAGTGATATTGATAATGAAGGAGGTAAAACTATCCTTGATGTCTACAAGAAAAACAGAATAAACGATAAGCTTCAGGAATTTGCCGAGCAAGCCATGAGCACCACCATGGGAGTTTTTATATTCTCTAGGGGAACAGATAACGAAATAAAAGCCAGGCTTTATACTCAGGACAATGGGAAATATACTCCTCAATATGATGTGTATGGTGATTTGGTTGCTTTCTACTGGCAATTTACCATTGAAGAAATAGAACATATTTGGATTTTTACTGAAACTGAGATTCATAAGTATGAAGATGAGAAGTATATCAATTCAGATTCGCATGACTTTAGAGTAATACCAGTGGTTTTTGTCGACCAAAAAGAGCCAGAATGGTTTATTTCCAAGGAAGATATTGACCGCTATGAAATGCTTAAATCAAAGTTAGCCGGTTCCAATAATTATTTCGCTTTCCCTATCCTGAAATTAAAAGGCGGTACTGTTAAGAATGATAAAGGCGAAGATGAAACGCTTATTGATATAGACGATGACGGTAAATCACTTCTTTTGGGAATTGCCAAACATAATGACCATGTGATTGAAGCGGATGCGGATTTCTTACAAAGGGATGCTGCCACTGATTCTATAGAACTTGAAAAGAACTGGCTTAAAGAAGATATTCACCGTATTACCCAAACTCCAGATTTATCTTTTGATAATGTGAAAGGGATAGGAGCACTTTCTGGACGTGCTTTGCTTCTAATGATGCAAGACCCTTTAAATAAGGCTAAGCGAAAACGTGGAGCATACAGCACAGCAATTAGTCGTATTCTATCCATTATTAAGAACGGTTTAAATATTACGGATGAAGAATTGAGTTTCGATATAGAATTCAATTACTCTATTCCAGAAGATATGAAGGAGTGGATTGAAATGCTTTATACTGCTACTGGTGGGAAAGCAACTATGTCTCAGGAAACGGGAATACAGCATAACCCACAGGTTAAAGATCCAGCTGCTGAACTCGAAAAGATTCAGGAAGAGGAGAAAAATAGAATGGGAGAAACATTTGTGCCGTAATGATTACAAAAAAGCATAAGACACCTTTATACGGTACAGAGTTTACGATTGTTGTATATAACAACAATAAGGAGTTTGAGGATAAATTCAAGGACTGGGAATTTGATCAAAATATAGAATCATTTGATGGAGCAGTTTTCAAAAGAAAGGAAATGTATTACATCGTTTTTTCTGCTGAAAAGAAGGGATATCCAACACCGGGAATAATAGCTCATGAATCAAAGCATCTGGTGAATAATATTTTTATAGATATCTGTCACAATTTAGACCTATACAATGACGAACCAGAAGCCTATTTATTAGGTTGGATAGTGAACCGGGTACACGAAGTTTTAAATAAAGTCAACAATTAATATATAACATCATGAAATTATTAAATGAATTACTGGAAAAGCAAATTGATAATCTGAATTATAATCGCAATCATCTTGTAGAGTCAATATCTGAAGCTAATGAAAACAGTTCTAATTATGAGAAGAAAATTCAAGAGATAAACTATCAAATAGCTTCAACCGATAAGCGTATTGATTATTTGATGGAACAGCTACTATGCGATTTAAAGATAAAAAGTAAAAGAAATAATCATGGGACCATCAATTAACCAATTAAACGATTTCGATGAAAGTAAAAGTCTTGAAGAGCATTTTGGTGTAGATATGAGTGAGAAGCACGGATCTATGCACGAACCAAAGCGAAAACTTTCCCGAAAAGAACGCAGGGCCTTCAATAAAAAATTGAAGAAACCCAAATACCAAAATCTTGCTAAGAAAATAATTGAATCTAAAAATAAGAAGTGAGAGATTTAATATTCAGAGCTTATAATCCAATTGTAGATAGGTTTCAGCAATTCAGTCTTCAAGATATCGAAAAGAAAAAAGACCAAATACAATGGCATATTTTAAAAATAGACCAATATACAGGCTTAAGGGATTCTAAGGGACGTAAGATATTTGAAAATGATATTGTAGAGTTTAGCTGTGAGAGATATTATGATAGTGATCCAAAGGTACCAACAACTAAAACCTTTATTTCTCAGGTAAAATATATCGAAGCTGCATTTATAATATCTGAAACTCAGGAAGACGATACTTTTTTATGCGCTTTCAACAATGAGTGTATAATCAAGGGAAATATTCACAGGAACAAGGAACTTTTAGAAAAATAAACTATGAAAGCAATAGAATTTGAAGGCCACAATGTAAAAATAGCCGAAGATCAACCGGAGTACCAAACTCTGCCAGCGCTATTCAATAAGCAAGAAGGTTCAATGACGTTTTGTTTTGAATTAGATGAGCAAGAAATCGAACAGGTAAAAAAAACCGGTAAGATTTGGATTAAGCAATTGACTTTCGGTAAGGCTATGCAGCCTATTGCCGGAACTGTATTGAAGGAACATTTAATTGAACAGTAATGGAAGTAGCAATAATTGGACACGGAGCAGATAAGGAAGCTATGATAAGAGCTACTGCTATGATGCAAAAAGCCGGAATGACGGTTATAGAAGCTTCTGAAAGAATGGCTGAAGCATCCAGAAGATTACATATCGATTCTGTAGGTGCTAAGATTGAAGCTCAAAACTTAGCTCAATCAATTAATAACCTGAAAAGGAATATTGAATTTGAGAAACCGAAATCTAAATATCATAAGTAGATGGAGGAACTGGAAGAAATGGAAATGCCAACACCTTGTGAAAGGTGCGGTGATTGGTTTGACCTTAACGATGGGGGGCCAAGTAAATACGTTAAAATTCAAATATGTAGAACCTGTTCAGATAACGAAAGGTAACTAATGACCAACAACTGCGAAAATAGACTACTTTCTTTACTGAGTGCTCATGAATGGCACTTGGATAGATTGTACGCGGAATATGCCCGGCAATTCGGTTCTATCTTTCGTAATTATTCAGGCACTACCAATAAGTTAAAGCAAAAAGAATTGGATAGGGCCTTAGTTCAATTCCATGACGATTTAGAAAAGCTTTTTTCAGATCAAATAAATAACTCTTTTGGTATTTCAGATTTATGTAATGATGAAGCAGCTGAGCAATATTTAAAGGATCTGGATATTTCTGCAGATGAAAAGGCAAAATTTTTAAAAACAAATTCCAATGCTGCCAGTGCTTTTGTTTCCAGAAAACAGGCCGGGCTTAATTTAAGTGAACGAGTTTGGAAGCTTACCAATCAAACACAAGCATCTTTAAACAATGCTTTAGAATCTGGAATATTTGACGGACGTCCTGCAGCGGACATGGCCCGGGATTTAAAGCGGTACCTAAAAGAGCCAGACCAACGATTTAGAAGAGTAAAAAATGAACAGGGCAAATTGATATTGTCTAATCCTGCTAAAGACTACCACCCTGGACAAGGGGTTTATCGTTCAAGCTATAAAAATGCACTAAGATTAAGCCGCAATGAAATCAATATAGCCTATCGAACCAATGATTTTGAAAGGCGTAAAAATATGCCTTGGGTAATGGGACAAAAAGTTAGGCTTAGTTCGGCTCATCCCAGATATGATATTTGCGATGAATTGGTGGGTACTTATCCTAAAGAATTCAAATTTGTAGGCTGGCACCCTAATTGTCTTTGTATAGCAGACAGTCTATTATTACCAAGATCAAAATTCAAAGAATACTTAGCCGGTGGTGGTATTGATCAGCGGCACCTTATTAAAAATGTTCCAAAAAACGCATTGGATTATTTAAACGACAATGCCGAGCGAATTAAAGGCTGGAAGAATAAGCCTTATTTCCTTCGTGACAACTTCAAAATGACAAAAACCGGATTCGTACCTAATGCGAATATTCAAAGTTAAATTAGAAAGACAGCAAGGCGGTAAAAAGTTACAGTGGTCCCGTGAAGAATTGTACACAGGTGATCATCCTCCGAAAGTTGGAAAATCTATTGCGCTTATGACTACGCCAACTACTTTTCAAACGGTGGTATCTGTGGAAGATATTACTCCAGATATTGAAACTAAAGTAAGCCTAACCACTATTGTAGTAGATGTTGTAGAGCGTACCAGGTTGAAGTTTTTCGAAGTTTACGGTAAAGATCCTAAAGACAATAGAAAGCTTTTTATAAACTGGTATATAAGAACTCATGAAGGAACCTACCGATCCTTAATTAATGACCTTTCTAATTTCTATTTACATATTAGCGAAGACCGGATAAATCGATATATCAATGAATCGGAATAAAGAACTCATTGAAAAAAGGCGAAGACTTATTGGTATCTATATGGAGAATCAAAAACGAAAGCCCGGATATTCTTTTCAAGAAGCAACCAATCGGGCAGCATCTGTTTTTTCGGTATCGCATAAAACCGTATGCACCGACCTTGCTGTTTTCAACGGTACTATAATGGCAACTACGCACCTACAATTAGAATTAAGCCTATAAAGGCTTAGTCTAAAATTATATTGCAGCCTATTCAACAATTAACGAAAACCAATCGTACGATGAAAATCGAAGAATTTATCAAGAAACTAGGTGTGGCGTTGGAAGACGATGACACTGCCAAGGCGCTTGAAGCGTTCGGGGTAACTCCTGAGCAAATTGAGGAATTTAAAGACCTCACAGTTCCTTCAAATCTCGAAGAAGCCTTAAAAATTAAAGGAGTGCAGAGTGAGTTTGATAAGAAGCTTAAAAAAGCTGCTGATACTCGTGAAGCAAAACTTAAAAAAAGATTTGGATTCGGCGAAGAAGAGGAGGAAGAAATGGAAGAAGAGGAGGAGATCGAAACAAAAGATCCTGCTATGAAAGCGTTGCTTGCAAAACTTTCTAAAATGGAAAAAGAGTTACAGGAACAAAAAGCCGAAAAGCAACAGGAAACTGTAGCTCAGAAAACTCAAAAAGCGAGAGACTTCTTAAAATCCAAAGGCATTTTACCTGGATATGCCAGTGAACTTGATTTAGAAAAAGACTTTGAGGAGCAATTTGAAACCGTTAAGGAGAAATTCGAAGCTGACGGTGGAACCATTGCAACTGAAATTCAAACAAATCCAAGAAATTCACGCATACCAGTTCCACGAAATGGAGGGGCGAAAAAACCTTCAAAAGAGGAAATTGCTGATATAGTTAGATAATCTAAAAACCAATACAATGGCAGTATTAGATTTAAGCGTCGAAGAGCAAAAGGAATATTCCGAAGGCATTGACGGCGTTGCTATCAAGAAACACATTCACGGCCTTGAAGGAGGAGCAGTTCTTAATATGACTGGTTTTCCTGACAGATTCATTTTTGAGGGTCATGGTGTAATTCGAGAAGATGGCGAATTCAAGCCGCAACCAGTTGACGGCGCAAAAGGAGCTTTACTCGTTGGGGTTGTGCGTTCTACCACTAGAACCGCTAAACCTTCTACCGGTGTTATGACCGGAGGGTACTTCAACAACGAAGTTGTAAAGTATAAGTTTAACCAGAATTCCTTAGATGCTTTAAAAGCATTAGGAATCTATAATCAACCAGACTACTAATGGCAGTATCAATTTTTAAAGATCTGATTGATGAGTATATGGAAGGCGTTGTACTTGCTCAATATGAGAAAGTAAACGGTTCCAAAGATGCTCCAGCTTATGATCATGAGCGTTATTTAACGCCTGAGTATAGTGCGGATATGTCGTACAGTTCTGTAAGTGGAAATTACACACGAATCACTGCTGATTTCGTTTCTTATGATTCTCCACTTCCTGTAAAGTCCAGAGCTACTGTAAAAAGTGCATCTGGCGAGGTGCCTAAAATGGGTATGAAATTCGTTTTGGGAGAGAAAGAAATGAATACACTTCGTATTCTAAGACGTGATCCGGGAAGAAAGAAAGAATTAGCACGTAAAGTGTTTAATGATTCTGAAAACGGTATTTACGGAATTAAGGAACTAATTGAAGAGGCTATGTATGTAGGTTTTTCAGGAGGTGCAATGCTTATTCCGCAAGAGAACAATACCGGTACAGCTGTAAGAGCCAGCTATGATATTCCTAAAGAGAATCAGTTTGGGGTAACAGGAAAATGGAGCAATCCAGATTCTAAGCCTATCTCTGATCTTAGAAGGATTAAAAAGGCTGCTAGAGCAAAAGGGGAATATCCAAATACTATTTGGATGGGCGCAGATACGCTTGATAATCTATTGGATAACCTTCAGATTAAAGCTCAGTTTGCTTGGAATAACAGTTTCTCAGGAGATAATCCTAATATCCCAACACTTGACGAGGATCAAATTAGAGGTCTTTTATCAAGAACTTTAGGTATGAATCTAATTGTTGTAGAGAGAACTTTTGTTCACCAAAAGAATAAGCAGCGTATTGTTACCGAAGGATGGGAGAAAAACATGGTAGTTCTTACTACCGGAACTAATATTGGTTCTTTGGTGTATTCTACACTTGCTGAGGAGGAATTCCCAGTAGAAGATGTGCAGTACCAGAAAGCAAACGATTATATCCTTGTAAAGAACTGGGGAACTACAGATCCTGTTAGCCATGCTACCGGAGCTGAAGCAATTGTATTCCCGGTATTGCAGAATGTAGAGTCTTTCTTCTATATCAATGCTGAAGAAGCTGACGCTTCTGATGATGTTCAGGTAGAAGGTGACGCGGTTTATACCTACAAGGAAACAGACTATACTAAAGCTTCTGTAGTTGCTGGATTGAATGCTACAGGTGAAGTACCTGAATCCAATGTAGATCAGGCAGATTCTACTTTAACAGGTAAGATCAATAAGCTTTCTGAAGCTGGTATCGAGAAGTTCGAAGCTGAACTTGTAGCATCCGTATAAGATGACTAATAAAGATTGGCTTAACGAAATAGTACCTGAAGTAAGCCAGGGAATAAAAGACGCTATTATGGTAGCCCGGGAAGTAAATCCCGGTGCTACTTATAGTGTTACTGATCAAAGCATTGAATTGGCAGAAGCTGATATGTATATGCGAATGAGACGTATTTCCTCTTTTACCGAAGGCTCGCTTTCCGTTAAGTACGATCTAAGTTCTTTGAAAGAGCAAGCCAATGCCATTTACAAGCTGTATGGAGATCCGAAATATAATGACGGTATACCCAAAATAAGGTCGGTTAAGTTATGATAAATAGGTTTCCGCATACGGCTACTATTAAACTGGAAACAGTTGGTGAAGGAAAACTTCCTGAGGTAACTAAGGAAGAGATAACCTTGAAAGGTCGATATGAGCCAGAAAAGGGGAATAAAAACCTTGACTATAAAGCCAAATTCTATTGTGAGCAAACACCAGAACAATTGAAATCAAATCCTCATGCATTTGACGATCAAAAGATGGATATTTTTGGTAGGAGTATCACAATAAAACAGGCTTGGCCTTACCAAACCCACTGCGAGTTATGGCTGGATTAAAAGCGATGTTCAACCTTAACCAGGTTCGAGATTACATGAGTGATCAAATCGAGCAGATAGAAGATAAATCTATTGAAGCATTGCGTTATCAAGGCGAAGAATTTATTAATAAAGCCAGGAACTCAGGGAACTATACAGACCGAACCGGAAACCTCCGGGCTTCTGTAGGTTATGTAATTCTGAAAGATGGGCAAGAAATAGATTCAAGCTTTACGGGTGGTAAATCACAAGGGGTAAAAGCCGCTAAAAAAGCCATTGATGAAGTAAGAGGTTTATTTGGTAAAGGACTTGTTTTAATAGGCGTGGCTGGTATGAATTACGCAGCTGCAGTTGAGAGTAAAGGTTTCGATGTGATTACGGGTAGCGCCCCAAATTCTAATGATATAAAAGATTTATTAGGTGCAATCAAGCTATAACATACTACTTGCTTTAAGCGAGTTATTTCAGGGTAAGAATTTACCTGTTGATTATGTGGATGGTGCTCCAAAAGGTCTTCAATCAGAATTCATTGATACCAATACAATCAATAATCCAAATGGGTATCTGCAAAATGGTTTTGGGAATGTGAATATTCATCTTCCAAAGCTTACAGGTGATCTGCACAATGGCAATCGATTTAAAGAATTAACAGATATAATAATTCCACTTCTGGACGATGTTACCCAGGTAACAGATAACGGAACCTTTCATTTTCAGATATATGATGATAAGGGAACATTTGAAGATCCGGACAGAGACGGAATGAGTTACTATAATATTCGATTTGAATTTCAAACATTATAACAAATGTCAAAACAACATAACTTTTTAGGTATTGTCGCGGTTTACTTCGGCGATCCCGGGGACGGAGTAATGGGAGATACCCTTACCGAGTTCAACGATATTGAAGTTGGTTCTACTACACTGGAAGGTGCGAGTGCCAATGAGGAAAATATCCCTACAGAATCAAATGATACTTACATTACCGTGGATGGTACTGTTGATCCAACTAATATGGTCGTTCGTTTGTTCGGAGTTACTCCAGAGCAGCGTGTGCAGCTTATGGGTGGTAAAGTAGGAACTGTAGACGATGGTGAAGATGAAGGAAACTATATGGCTCCTGCCGGAAAACCATCAATTTACCAGTCTTTCAAGGCAGTAGGTAAAACGGTAGATGGTAAGAGAGGTGTGCTTAAAATTCCTTACGGAAAAATAAGTGCCAGAGATCAGGGAACACTTACTAAAAACGGCCTTCCAGCTGTAGAGGTAAGAATTACCGCAAATACTCCTGAATCTGCCGCTGGTGATGAAGGAAGTCCTTACATCTTAGGGTTTGAAGATGTAGTATAATATTGAAGCCCTGCTAAGGTGGGGCTTTTTTAATAAGTTTATTATGAAAGCTAGTCAGCTGGTTTTAATGTTGTTTATCGTTTTGATAGACTTCACGGGATTCGGAGCTACCACTTCCGACCTGACCGAAAATTCGACAACCGAAATTGTTCAAGATGAACTTTCGGCAATTGTGGTTGCTACTCCTGATTTTACTCAGGATAAAATTATGGTTGAAGCTATAAGCTCAATCTCATTTAATTCGGTAGCGAATACCGAAATGGTTTCAGGTGAAAGAATGATTGAAAATCCTATCCTGAAATCAGAAAAAAGTGAAGCATTTAGGAACCATTTTAATCTGGTTAATGATGTCGGTTGGTACACTTATCAAAATGACAATTTAACACCTGAAATTAAAAATAAGACCGGAGGTGAATTGTCAACTTTTTACAATTTATCGAACATTTAGCGATTAAATATATATACCAAAAGCCATTGCAACGACCCGTAATGGCTTTTTTTGACAACTATTATTATGACCGACAAACAGAAATTACTTAAGGCTTTAATTGAGGAACCTTCCAGGTACTCAGTAGATGTGAATGACAATTCCATACTGCCTGAAAACATGAAAGACAAGAAATCAATTTATTTTGTAGTAAAACCCCCTTCACCCGGAGTATTGGCTATGTGTGCTAATTTATTTCAGGACTTACCCAAAGAACTATTAGAAGAAAATAAGAAGCTATCCCTTCAAGATGTAATGCCCCACTTAGAAACAATGGTAAAAGTAATTTGCCGTATAAGCTGGGGTAAGAAAGATGATTACCCGGAATGGTACCTGCCGTTCTTTATGGGAAATACTACAGGTATAGAAATATTCAAGATCTTTCAGGAAACCGCCTTAAAAACGCAGTCGGATTTTTTTTTGACCTCTTTCCAGATTGCAAGCCTGACAAATCCGATGATGATGAAGAAGATTCCGAAGAAGACAAACCAGATCGATTCAATCCCCACCGATTCATAGGATCAGTTTGTCACTACTATAACTTCTCTTTTTTTGATGTGCTCTGGAATATGAGCTATCAAAATTTGATATTGCTTAATGCTTCAATACCTCAGAGCAATTTCGATAAGAATAAAGATAAGGACGAAGACGATAAGCCGGTAGAAGTAGATTTTAATGATTATATAAAAAATGCGATGGGGAAGAAAGATAAGTAGTCTGGATTTTTAAAAATCCAGCAAACAAAACTGCGATCCTTTCAATTTATCCGGATAACGATGTTTGATATTACGGGGAACCTGGATGCGTTCCCCTTTTACAAATTTTTCCTCATAAACCTTTTCCCAAAGTATGCCGTCTGCTATCAGAAATTCAGGAAGGTTTTGAACCCGGTTCCACAAATCAGTCTCATCAAATAAAGGGCATTCGGAAATTGCTTTTTTCTCAGCATAAGCAATGAGTAAATTATAGATCGTCTTTTTATCGATAATCCATTTATTACCTTTCCAGGTCCCGTAATTATACCAGTAAGTATGTGTTTTGAAATAAGGCCCGGTTATATGGTAACTGATAGTGTCTAATTTCCTGCAACCAAAACCGGTACCACAATCCTTATCTATCATTCTTTGATCATAACACTCTCCTATCCATTCAGCCTCCAATAAAAATCTATACGGATGTACCGGCCGGTTGTTATAAGTAGCTTGTGTTCCCTTCCAATTTTGGATATAATGAAACAACTGTCTTATTTGGCGATATCCATTTAGGATATCTTTAATCTCAATTCTAATTATTCCATCTTCATAGGTGCATCCAATTTGCCGGGCCATTTTCAGAGCCTTTGGAAAGTTCTTGGATTTCTTTTCTAGGAATTGGAGTTTGTACATTTAATGAAATTAATAATAAAATTGTATATTTAAAAAACGAAACCGCTCGGAATTGGCGTTCCAAACGGCTCCTAATAATCACAATAAACTATACTTATTATGAATACTTCACCAAAAGTACAAAAATCTTCTATTTCTGAAATTTGGAAACCTATTGAGGGTTTTGAGGGCTTATACGAAATAAGCAATAAAGGCAGGGTTAAATCACTTCCAAAGAGAAGTAAGCACAATTACGGAGGAATTAGAATATCAAAAGAGCGAATACTAAAAGGAGGTGCAACTAACGGATATATTAGGGTTACCTTGTGTAAAAACGAGAGAAAAAAAGCTTATTCTATTTCTCGATTAGTAGCCGCTCATTTCTTACCAGTAAATGATAGAGGAAATATTATTAGGTACAAAGACGGTAATAGTTTTAATAATTCCGCTGATAATTTAGAGTGGGAATATTCCGAAAGAGAGTGGTTAAAATCTCAAAGAAAAACAGAGCCTTTACAGCTTGAAGGTGAGATATGGAAACCTATCGATGGTCATGAAGGTAAATATGAAATTTCAAATCTAGGTAGAGTAAAAGTCCTTCCCAGAGAAAAGAAATATAAAAGCGGAAGAATTGACCTTATAGGGGAAAGAATATTAAAAAACCCATTAAGTTCGGGCTATAAAGTAGCAAATTTATTCTGTGAACAAAGAAAACAAATACCTATTCATGTACACCGTTTAGTAGCAATTGCTTTTATTCCTAATCTTGAAAACAAACCTCACATTAATCATATTGACGGTAATAAATTAAATAACGATATATCAAATCTGGAATGGTGTACGCCAAAAGAAAATGCAGTTCACGCACACGAAACAGGGCTTTCTACTTATAAAGGAGAAAAACATCATTTAACTCCTTTTACAAAAGAAGAAATATTAAGTATTAGGGAGGAATATAAAGATCCAAATACATCCCATAGGGATTTAGCTAGAAAATATGGAGTTGAAAAAACAACTATAGGTAATATCATTAGAAAGAAAACTTGGAAGCACGTTTAATTTAATAGCACCTACGCATACCTACCCTTAATAACTACTATATAGAAAGCTCATAGAGATAAATTGACAGTAAAATTTATTTCTAATGTCAGTACGTGGTGATAATTCCCTCTTCTTTGCAACTGGGCTCCAAAACGATCAGCTAAAAGCCGGTGCAGCAGAAGCAACAGGAATAGTCCAGGGCTTAGCAAATACAATCGGTAAAATAAATCCATTTGCTATTCTAGTAACTGGATCAGTAACTGCCTTTGCTACTATTGCTAAGTCTGCATATGATATGATGCGAGACTTTGAGCAAGCTATGAAGGAGGTAGAAACAATCTCTAAAGCCACTCAAGATAATTTCAAAGGGATCTCCAAAGAAGTATTTGCTCTTTCCGAAATTAGCCCGGACGCCCCTGTAGAATTAGCTAAGGCATATTACCAAATTGTTTCTGCGGGTTATGACGGTGCAAAAGGTCTTAAACTTCTAGAGACTGCAACCAAAGCCGCGACTGCAGGTGTAACCGATACCAAAACAGCAGCCGACGGTATCACAACGGTATTGAACGCCTTTAAAATTAGTGCAGAGGAAGCCGATAGAGTTGCGGATATCATGTTTAACACGGTTAAACTTGGTAAAACTACCTTTGAGGAACTTTCAAGCCAATTATCACAGGTTGCACCTCTTGCGGCCGCTTCTGGTTTTAGCTTTGAAGAAGTCGCTGCAGCCGTTGCTTCCTTAACAAAACAAGGGGTGCCAACGGCTCAGGCAATGACACAGATAAGATCTGCCATTGAAGCAACTACTGAGGTCTTAGGTGATGGTGCAGCAAAATCTTTAACGCTTCAAAATGCATTCCAGGCTATTTATGATAAAGCTGGCGGATCTCAAAACGAGTTAAAGAAGCTTACCGGTAGGATGGAAGCTATGAATGCTATTTTGGCTATTACGGGTCCAAATGCTAAAGGTGCTGCAAGTGATTTGGAAGCAATGGGTAATGCAGCCGGAAGTGCTGAGGAAGCATTTAACCGCATGGCAGGTTCTAACGTAAATGAATGGCAGATACTAAGAAACAGAATCAAAGCGACTACCGAAGAACTCGGTAATGCAGCCATTGAGCTTAGTTCTAAGTTTGCCGGGTTCTTTAATGATATGTTAGCAGATGGAGACAAGCTTAGAAAAAACTTTGATCAACAAAGAATTGAAATATTCAAGTTAGAAGGTGCGCTTCAAAGTGTCAATGAAGATACAGATGAATTTAAAGTTATAAGGAAGCAGATTATAGATCAATTTCCCGATTTTGTTTCTGGTATTGATTTAGAGAAAGCATCTACAGAAGATTTACTTGGAGTTTTACAGCAGGTAAATGACGCTTATTTACAGCGTTTCAAATTTGCTAAAAGACAAGATGAGATTAAAAAAGAGCTTGAGAAACAAGGTAATATTGAGATAAATATTGAAGACGCTCAACAGAAATTTGATCAGAGATTAGCAGAAGTAAGAAAGATAGCTGAAGATCGTGGAATAGATCTTAAAATTGATTATAGCCTAGATGAAAAAGGAATCTTCAAGCAGGTAACAAACCAACTTGAAAAAGCTGAGTTAATATCTACAAAAGGTTATCAGGGCGCAGCAACAGCCATTCAGGAAACTTACAACTTCTTATTAGCTTCTACACGCGCCATAGGTGAGCAAACGGTAAAACTTAGAGAGCAGGAAGGTGTAGTTGAAAATCTAATAGATAAGAATAGGGATTTAAACCTTAGAGATTTAAAAACACAGGAAGGAAGAAATGAAGCTTTAAAGCAGATTAACGAATCATTGAAACAATCAGAGCTTCAAAGGTTTGTAGGTTCTGGAATAAAAGAAATTGATGAAGCTATTTCAAAGCGTACTAAAATCATTGAGCAGTTTAATGAAATTAAGGTTGCTAAAAACATAGAATCATTAGCTCCATTCCTTAAAAGTGAAAACGAAGAAATTAAAAATCTAGCAGAAGAAAGAAAAAGGTTTTTAAATACAGGTTTTACAGGTGGTGGTGGCAATGGAAATAATTCTCTAGATGATTTTAAAGAAGAACTTAAAAAAGCCAAAGAGGAGTATAAAGCCTATGAAGCTGTTATTAATCAAATTGGTGAAGGTGCAGCTAAAGAGCAGTTTGAAAAGTTACTGCAATATGGTGACAATTACCAGCAGTTTTTAAAAGGTAAACTAGATAATACTACAAGTTACGCTAAACAGCAAATAATAGCACTTGAAGCTGAAGCTGAAAACTTTACTCTTAATAGACCTGAATTAGAAGCAGTATCCTCAGTTAATCCAGGTACGGTTAATTTTGATTTTGAAATTGATCAAACTTCTATTAATGCTATTCAAAACCAGATAGGAGAACTTAATAAAAAGATTCGTGCAGCCTTAACGGATGAAGAAAGGGATTCTTTAAGAGAGCGTTTAAAGTATTGGGAGGATCGATTAGATATTGCTGAGGGCGGTGTAGATTCTGAAACTGCATTATACCAGGATATTTATAGAAACCTGAGTGACCTTACTTACGAAGGGATTAGGGATTATATCAAATATTGGAAGGCTAGGCTGGCAGAAGCTGAAAAAGGATCCAAAACAGAACAGGAAATACTAGGTAGAATCTCCAGTGCTCAAGGTAAATTACTAGATAGGATTATTGGAGATGCTGTTCAGCAATTAGAAGCAGTATCAGGTATTTTTAGAGAAGCCGGAAATGAAATGGCAGCTGACATGGTGGACGGCCTTTCAAGTGCTGCTAATCAACTAGGAAACGCTTTCAAGGCTATTGAGTCAGGAAGCACTTATGATGCGGTTGCCGCAGGACTAGGGGCAGCTATAGAACTAACTGGGATGTTAGTTAGTGCTTCGGCTCAACGTAAGAAAGCAGATCAAGATTATTACAATGCTGTCATAGCTCAACAGAAAGAATACAATCGCCTTTTAAATGAAGAGCTAAGAACAAGAGAAGGTGCAAATGAAAACGTATTTACCACCGATTACGAGAACAGAATAAAACAAGGTGTAGAAGCTTACAGCGATGCTCAAAGCAGTTACATGGAGAGTCTCAGAGCTTTATCGGAAGGTGTAGTGCAGGCAGGAGTAAGAGATGAAGCCAATATCGGCAATATATTAAGCGGAGCGGGGTCAGGTGCTGCTTTAGGTGCTGCAGTTGGCTCTATTATTCCGGGTTTAGGTACGCTGATTGGTGGTGCAGTTGGTGCAGTTGGTGGTGCTTTGGCAGGACTTTTTGGAGGCAGAACAAACGAGCCACAATGGGTAAGTCTTCTGCAGGAGTACCCAGAGCTAATACAACAAGCTGAAGATGGTCAATTACAACTTAATGAAGCCTTAGCAGAAACACTATTAAATCAAGACCTTGTAAAAGAAGGAACACGAACGTTAATTGAAGATACCCTTGCATGGCAGGAAGCAATGGAAGCCGCAAAAGAACAAATTAGGGATGTGATCAGTGATCTTGCAGGCGGTTTAGGTGACAATCTTAGAAATTCTTTAGTAGGAGCTTTTCAGGCAGGACAGGATGCAGCTATAGCAATGGGCGATACTGTTTCCAATGTACTTCAAGATATACTTTCTCAGTTGATATTTGACAAAATATTTTCAGATCAATTTAAGCGTCTAGAAGATGAAATGGCTGCATCTTTTGATGTTGGAGGTGATCGTAACTGGCAGGATGATTTTGCTAGGTTCTTTGAAGGTGCTCAAGGATTAACAGAAGATTTCAACAGTCAGCTGGAAGCGGCTAGAAATACGGCAATGTCTAATGGCTTTGATATATTTGGCCCTGAAGCTGGCACCGATAGAAATGGGTTAGCCGGGGGAATATCTAGCATTACTGAAGATACGGCTGGAGCTATTGAAGGATATATGAATGCTGTTCGTATAGATGTTAGGCAAGGACTGGAGGTTGCTATTCAAAGCGGAGTTTATTTGTCTGAAATAGCACAAAACACCCGTTATAATAGATATTTAGAAAGCATAGATGGTAGAATGGCAACTATAGAAAACGGAATTTTAGAATTTCAGTCAAGAAATTAGCAAATGGCATCTACGCATATCTAAACTTGCGGAATACCGAATCTTTAGGCTCTGGAATTACATTGCAGTAAAACTGCATAGGTGAAAATTTACCGAATCATAGAAGGTGTAAAAACAGAACTCCACGACATTGAAGTGGATGGGAACACGGAACTCAACCAAAAGATTTCCGGGCAGGATCTTATTCGAGCCAGGTTCACCTCCGATGGATTTATGTACGATTTACAGATTGGGGATTATGTAGAATTTAAAGATGCTAAATATACGATACTCGAAGAGCCCCAGATAAAGAAATCACAAAACGCCTATTCTTACGATATCCAGTTTAAAAGTGATCAGTACTTATACAACAATGTACAGCTTCTGAATCCCGGAACCGAAGAAATAGAATTCGTTCATTTTGGGGACGCTATTGACATGGTAAGTATTGTTTTAAATAATATGAACCGGGTTTATGGTCAACAGGGTGGCACTTACTTTGCAGATTTTGTAGAGCAAACCGAAGGTAGGAATATCAGATTTAATGATGTTAATTGTTTACCTGCCTTAGATCAAATAGCGCAGGAGTTTGGATGTGAATTTATCATAAAAGGTTATAAGCTTACATTCAGAAAAAAGATAGGAAAGGAAACCGGCCTTACTTTCAGGTACAAAAAAGAGCTTCGCGGTATAGAGCGTAAAACAATTCAAAATGGGGAGCTGGTAACGGTCCTATATCCCTTTGGTAGTGATCGGAATGTTACCAATGAATATGGATCTAAACGCTTAAAAATACCAAAGCTTCAAAAGAACGTCGATGTTTTTGGAACTATCGAAAGAGCGAAGGTATTTGAAGATATCTACCCGAGATTAAGAGGCGTTGTTTCTTCCGCTTCAGATTATAGAACATTTACCGATACCAGTATTGATTTTAACATCAATGATCAGCTAATGGGTGGTGCCACTGCGAAGGTGGTTTTCAATACTGGAGATCTAGCCGGTAGGGAATACGAGGTAGAAAGGTATGATTCAAACAGTAAGAAAATTACCATTATTCCATATACCGATGATAGTGATTTTACTACTCCAGATAGCGTATTTAAGCCAAGAGTAGGGGATAAATATGTACTTATTGATATCAAGATGCCTCGGGCTTATATCGATAATGCTGAAGCGGAACTGCTTGAAGCCGCTCAGGAGTATTTAGATACCTATTCACAGCCGAATGTAATTTATACCGTGCAACCGCACTACCCGGAACTCAGAAGACAACAAATAAATATTGAACTTGGAGATGTGGTGACTTTGGTAGATGAAGATTTTGGGATAGAATTTGAAACCAGAATACTAGCCCTTACCCAAAAGATTAATAATGAATTTGAGTATAGCTTGGAAATTGGAAACCAGGTAACACTCAGTTACTTTTCTCAGGTCCTGGGGGACCAACAGGAGATCCGAAATGATATATATCAGAACACTCAATACTTTCAGGAATTATTCAACAGGGTCTTCAATAATGTAAAAGGATTCAGCGCGCCACTTTATGTAAACCGTGGAGAATTCTCTGCAGCTAATTACTATTACAATAATCAAAATAGAAGGGATTACGTATTTAGAACTATCAAAGAAGGGGATCAGGAATATAAAGCCTGGTATTACTACATAGGCGAAGATCATCAAAGAGCAGAGTTCATTGAAGCCAACTGGCAGTTAATAGGCGATAGCTTCGAGATTCTGGCAACGGAAACATTACTGGCTCAAAATGCGAATATTGGTAACTGGCTAATTCAAAATGGTCAAATAGTTTCCCAGGCTATTTACGATAGTGATGATGAGACAGAAATAGAGCCTGTAGTTCAGATGAACGGGAACGAAGGTTTTATAAAGTTTGTTACGAAGAAGGAAGTTTGGAACGGTTTCAGAATGGTATCGGTTAAGCAAACCATGTTTTTAGATGGTCGGACCGGGGAAATATCAATTGACATAGGCGGCCTAAGATCTGAATTTTCATTTGAAGGATTGATAGCTAATACTGAGGTCGGACAGGAGATATTAACACCAGACGGTAAAATTGGATTTGGAGGTGTAGTAGGTAACTACGATGGAAATCTAGCTAACAGAGCTGGAATCACAATACCTTATCTAGTTTACGGTCAAGAAGCATTTTCAGCAGGAGTAATAGGTGTAGCAAATAATAGTTACACTGGACCAGGTGGAACAGCCCCTGCATACGGTGGAGCTTTTTGGGGCTTAAAATCATTTGGAAGATATCGAGGTATTCAGAAAATAGAGAACGGTCAGAATACATTTTACTGCGATGAACACTCTGAATTGATCAGTGCCAATAATCAAGTGGACTGTAATTTATATTTACCTAAGAACCCCTATGAAGGACGCGAAATTATAGTAAGGGCAAATTATAACAGGATTGATTTCAGAACAGAAGACGGTATAAAATTTCTATTGGATAGAAATCAAGTTGCCAATCTGAATACTACCCAAAGAGATCAAAGGTTCACATTTACCTACGATGGTCAAAAATGGCTAACTAACATACAGCGATTCTAATGGAGAAATTCGCAAACATACTACTTAGTGATATTGGGATTGTTGTTCAATTCATTAATGGTATTCTGGATCTTCCAAAAAGGGATGGAGCCACTACCTATGATTGGGGTGATGAAGTAGAGCCATTGGTAAGCGCTGAAGATATTTATTTTGGATCCAGGCAGATAGTTATTGAAGCTTTTTTTGATAACAGAAAAGGAACTTTTGAAGAAGCTTCAGATTTATTAAGAAGCATTGGAGAAACTGAAACCTTAGAAACAGCATACGGAAATTACCAGGTTAAACTTGACAAAATTGAGGTTAAGAGATCTTATAAAACCGGTAAATCTATTCAGATAACATTTATTGAATTGAATCCGGATCTTTCCGGTCCACTTCCAACAGCTTCACCTTCGAATTCAAAAGTAAAAATAGATGGATATGACTTACTGGCAACTTTTGGACTGCTGGTTGAAAATGCTGAATTATCTGAAATATCACAACTTAAATCCTCCAAGCAAACTTCCTATAGAAACAACTATTTAAGCGTGTACCGAGAGCCTCATGAAATTGAGGTTAAGGTTAATGGCATCTACGCATCAAAGGCTGAAATGACAACTAAAATGAGTGCCTTAAATCGGTTATTAGCCAGTGAAGGAATACGCTTTTTTGAACATGGGAATAAAGGCTATCGATGCTATTCCACGGAAGGGAACAAAGTTGATATAAAACGAAAAAGGGTAAGTTTTACTCTTAAACTGAATGTAATGGTAGAGTACGATATAGATCAGATTGTGCAACGGGTTATTGACCAGGTGAACATTCAGGTTAACCCGCAAAGCGACCTTTCTCAGACAGATAACACGAAGCCTGATTTTGTAAAGGGTAAAGATAATTTCAAGGCTGCAGATACTGCTAAGCTTAATAACCAGTCAGCATCTTTTTATGCCAAGGATTCCGAAATAGAAGCAATTAGAACTTATGATCTGGCTCAAAGGCTGGAAAATGGCACTTTAGAAATATAATGGCAGAAAAAACTCCATTACAAAGAATGCAGGATCTGGTAGACAAAGCCAGTGAAAAACTTAATGCCTTAAATCAAAAGATTAAGGATGTTTCTCCATGGAAAGGATTGAGCTTAAACGCTGGCAATTCCCTTTCATTAGATGCGCAAGCAAGGGTTTTTTTTAAAGAACGCACCCCAGAGCAAATAAAACAGGCACTTTTTAGTCTTTCCGATACTAATAATTTTTCTAATGCTGACAAAGAAACGATTCAGTCTTTCAGTCAGGCCCTACAAAGCATAGGTATTATAATTCAAAAAGTTGAAATAGTTCCGGAAATCGGTAATTCAAATGCGCTCTATCTGGAAAACTCTACTGGTTTAATCAAAACTTGGAATGGAGTTGATTATGATACGCATGGAGGGGACCAGTTAACCTATGATAAATTAATTGCAGCACTGGGTTATACTCCTTTGGATTCAAACCAAAAAGGAAGCCCCAACGGAGTAGCTGAGACAGATCAGAACAATATTATTCTTCCACAACATTTACCAAGCTATGTAGATGATGTCCTTGAAGGAACTTATGTTGATTCCACGACTTTTAATAATAATGATCCTACTCCATCGCCTTATACTCCTGAAAACGGTAAGATTTATATTGATAAGACTTCAAATAAACAATATCGATGGACTGGTAGTATTTATTCTCAATTAAATGGTGGCTTAGTATTAGGTGAAACCGCTCAAACGGCTTACCGTGGAGATCGAGGTAAAACAGCTTACGATCACGTTCTTAAAAGAGATAATCCGCACCTGGTAACAGCTGCTCAGGTAGGAGCTGAAACTCCTTCTGGTGCTCAGGCTAAAGCTACTCAGGCTAAAAACGATGCTAACGCCTATACCGATAACAAGTTGAAGGCAATAGAGGGCACAGGATCTAACATATTTCTATCTAATATAAGTGGTAATAACTATAACTATGCTGCCCCTTCTTCATCCTTATCCTACACTACAAATAACCCTGTAATCAATGGATATGCCACAAGTCTTATTAATGCTTCCAGTGAACCGGTAGTTTATGAAACTGATGGAACAACTGTTGCCACTAAGATTTCAGGAGCCGATTTCGTAGCGAATACAAATATGGAGCTTGTTATAGAATCAAAGGATGGTGCAACCGTAAGATATTTCTTTTTAGCCCTATGAGTTTAGTAATACTACATAGAAGAAGATTATCGCAAGAAGTTGGAACCGCTCCATTGGCACCATCGAATTTGAGGTTGGTTCAGAAAACAGCCTACACTATCGAATTAGCATGGGATGTAGTGGAGAATTCAACTTCATACAAATTAGAAAAGGATGGAGTAGTTACTGTAATATCTGGAAGTCAAAATAATACTTACACTTATACAAATTTAGATGCTGACACTCCTTATAGTTTTAGAATAAGGTCAGTTAATGACTTTGGTACAAGTCAATATTCAAACACAATAAATATTACTACTGATAATGATTTACCTGAAGCTCCAACAGGAATATTCTTTAACAATGTTACTGAAAATAGTGTAACCATAAATTGGGATGCTGCCTTGAGAGCTGACTATTATCAAGTTTTGAGAAGACTTCAAGGACAAACAGCTTGGTCAAGTATCGCTAACAACGTGAATAATACTTTCTACACGAACAATGGAGTGGGTTCAGGGAATACTTATGAATATATTATAAGATCCTGGAATAATATTGGTTCAGCGGATAGTACTATTGAATCTGTTACGATTGATCAATCCATCCCTGATGCACCCACCTTATCTGTTTCTTCATTTGGAGAAGATTTTATATCTCTTAGTTGGACGGTTTCTTCTCAAGCTGACAATTATAGAGTGGAAGTTAAATACCCCGAGGGCACTTCATTTATAGCTTTAACAACAAAAACCGGTACAACACATACTTTAAATAATGCTCAATCTGGAAGCGAATATTCTTTTAGAGTGGTTGCTATTAACTCAGCAGGAACCGCTACCAGTAATGTAGTAACGCAAACTACAGATTCAGGAATTCAGCCAGTAGCAGCTCCAACTTTATCACTAGGCACGGTTTCTGGAAATGATATTCCTTTGAGTTGGTCAAGTTCTGCTAATGCAACGAGCTATGATGTGATGGTTTTATTGCCAGGCGCAAGTACGTACACATTACAAACTAATTTAACCAATACTTCATACACTTTTACTGGAAATCCTGATTCAGAATACAGCTTCAAAGTAGTAGCTAAAAATTCTGACAGTCAAGCTGAGAGTAATGTAGTTACAGCAACAACAGAAGTAGAAATCCCAACTCAATTCTTATTGTCTGGATATCCACTTACGGAAACTACAGGTGACGCGATTGATTATGGTTCTGGAGGTTATGATATGCAGGTATTTGGTTCTATGGTCAGAAATGGCAGTAATTATGAATACAATGGGTCGAATACTTATTTGAAAGTTAGTGGAGCTACGGGTCATTCGTTTGTGAAAAATGGTCAGGATACTGCCTTTACGTTCAGATGTTCCATTAAGTGGAAATCGTTTTACAGAGGTTTTATAATAGCTCGTAGAGTTGGTTCAGCAGGTGGTGAATATCAACTTTGGTATGATAGCGGCATACTTCAATTATGGCTTATTGGCAACGATACAATAGCAGACAGAATGGTTGTCTCTGTTGACTTAAGTACTATTGCTAATCTAAATACCTGGTATCGATTAGCCGTTACTTACGATGCGAGTAAAAATAGGGCTGGTATGAAAATACATTTGAATGGAGTTAGGGTAGATACTGGAACTTCTGGAAATGCAACATACTCCGGTATGAAAAGTACAGTTGCCGATACCAGAATAGGTGCACCAGAATTTAACGGCGGTTATAGAATGAGTGTTTTCTTAAAATATGTAAATATTGATAAGGAAATAGAGTTTTCTCAATCACAATTAGAAAAAGATTATCAAGATGCAAGCTTATAAAATAACACCGGCTGAAAAAATAATCATTGAGAATTCTATACGTCCCAATGGAGATAGATATGCGAACGGTGACTTTTTCATTTGGGAATTAGAACACAAAGATTGCGGATTTGGCGTGAAGGCTGAGTTTATTGAACCTAATATTGACATTTTAAATTAAAAACTTATGACACTAGAATTACAATCAGGATTGATAATATTAGGTTTTGTATTAGCCGTAATATTACTCAGAAAGTTTAAAGTGCTTGGATTTATTGTTCTATCCTTTACACTTACTGGATGTCCTTCAGGAAATGAAAAATTTAATCCAGGTTTACCAAGTGTAGATGATGGTGTGGAAATACCTGAAGATACGATTGATGCTGTTACAGATGCTACAGATGATATAATTGATATTCCAGTAGATACAATTCCCGAAGTACCGGAAAAGCCTAAAGATAGTGTTGTAACTCCTGAAGTGCCAAAAGACACTATAGTAAAACCTGAAAAACCTTCAACTGAATATATTTTAAAGGAAGCTTTTAGTGGTGAGCCTAAAGAGATACCTGCTAATGATAAAAATTCATTAGTTAATAATTCCAAAGATCAACCGTTCACACTCCGAGCCTACCTAAACATTAAAGATTTTTCAGGCTTACAATGGATCGCTTCTAAAAGAGATAAGGAGAGTAACGAATGGCAATTAATGATTTACCAAGATCAACTTGTTTTTGCTTTAACTGAGAAAGGAGATTACAAGCCTAATTCTATTGCCAGAGCTTTGCCTTTGTCTGAAGTACCAACAGGATATTTTCTATTGCATATCGAATATGATGGGAACTATTCAACTAGCGGTTTTACATGGACTGTAAACGGTAGAGAAGTTGAAACTAATCACTTATGGGATTCTACCTACAAGGGAATGACAAAATCCAATGCTTCTGTATTCATAGGTAAGGCAGGATTTAATGACAACTATCCATTTAAAGGAACGGCTGAAATATCTATTGCAAAAGGACTCTCCACACCTGAAAAGAAACTCGAAGATTATAAAGAAACCTTTGGAGTTGAGAGCATTTTTGCAAAGCCTGCAAAGGATGGTAATTACTACATAGATGTTGAACCTAACACAGGCGAAGATGTTTCTATTGCGCTAAATAAAGCCATTGATAATATACCAGATGGAACACCCGGGAAACCTTCACAGATCAAACTTAAAAGTGGTCGCTATAATGTAGACAGAAAACATATTCCTGGATATATTGAAGGCGGTGCAATTGATTTATATGCTCGAAGAAATTTAAGATTTAGTCCAACGGGTGACGAGCCTGTAGTTTTATATGTTACCGATGCAGCCGTACCACCGTTTGAAATGCAGGATAATCAAACAAATCGAACTGGAAAAAGAAACCAGATACGAGGCCAGCGATGTGAGAATATCGAGATCTATAATTTCCGAATAGAAAGCACGAATAAAGAGAAAAGCTTCAAAGGATATTTAGAGTTTGAACACGCAATTTCTTTCAAGTACTCCAAGAATATAACCGTTAAAAAATATGTAGCTGATGGTTGTTGGGGTGATGGTTTCTATGCTTGGCATACTGATGGAATAAATTTAATTGATGTAGAAACTTACAATATTAACCGTCAAGGATTAGGGTTCTCAAATGGTTGTAAGAATATTTTAATTGATAATCACACCGCCGATAAGATGACTAGAACGGCTGTTGACTTAGAGCCACAGTCAGGCGGTTTAATTGACAATGTAGAGATTAGAAATAGTACTTGGTATGATGGGCATTTAGCCGCTGGAGGTGCAGGATATGTGAATAATGTTCACTTCCATAACAACAAACACCGGGCAGCTATTCGTGCGTTAGGAGGTCTTAGTTATCCAAGGGAGAACTGGACTATTGAGAATAATGAGATCATAGGTTCTTATGGAAGTCCTATGCCATTTGTACAAGTCAGAGTAACCAAAAATGTAACGGTAAAAAACAACAAGTATTCAATAAGTCCTGCGCAAAAGAAGTTCGCGGTATTGCTTCAGGTATGTTCTGGAAATATAGAAATAACAGGAAATGACTTTGATATAGAAGCAAGGGTTGAGCTTGTAAATACAGATAAAGATTCAAAAATAACTATTGAAAACAATAAGCCAGAACCATTAATAACAATCGACTATGAATAACTTAAAACTAGAATACATCGTTAAAGCAGTCGTAGGGATATTAATTCTTGGCGGTTCATTCTACTTGAAAAATGCTGGAAAATTATCTGATGCGGTTTTTCAGGGAATTGTAGTGTTTCTATATCCTTCAATAGTTGGAGTTGCAGAATACTTCAAGACTATGAACGCAAAAAAAGAATAAAATCATTAACGCTTAGAGCGTGTGAAATTGCCCCCGGAATGTTTAAAACAGGATTTATTGTATGCTCACTATCCAATTGGATAAAAGGAATTTTCTCACTTGCTGTAAGTAATGATTACTTGGTAAGTTTCATGTCAATTGTATTTACACTTGGAATTTCATTTAGTGAGATCATCGTTAAGGATAATATTTTCGGAACTACAAATCTTGTTATCGGATTAGTTCTTTTGACTGTTTTCATTAATACCGGGTTTGGAATAAGGAAAAGCTTAATAAAGTCCAGTAAGTTCTTTGCTAAGGCTCAGAAGTTCGAATATAGGAAACCTGAACATAGATTCTATATGAGGAAATTTCAGAATCATAAATTCAGTATTAAACGGGTTTATTTCGTTTTTTTTAAATGTCTTTCTCTATTGGGTTACTTGTTTTTTGTGAAAGCACTTTTAGATGATGGAGGAACTTTTTTTGATTTTACAATCGAGATATTATGTAAGGCACCAATTGCTTTATTTTGGTATTATGAGTTCAAAAGTATAGGTGAAAATTCGGAATATATATATGAAAGGAAAGCTTCAATATTTAAAATAGTTGAATTCATATTTGAGCCTAGAATATCAAAGTTTTTAGGAACCAAAACACCTAGCGATGGGATTCATAATGATTTAGGATTCAAGGAAGATCAAGACGATTATACAGATTAAAAATATTATGGTAACAGCAAATGAAATATTATTCGGACACAAATTAAAACCTGAAGTTCTAAAATGTTCAGTTCAGGAATTTGTAGATAAGGTTCAGAAAATTTCTCAGGATCTTCTTGTAGTTCCAGACTGGCTTATGCTGGTAATGGAATTAGAGACTGCAGGAACATTCAGCCCGTCAATAACCAATAGTCTTGGATATACGGGTTTGATTCAGTTTGGTAGAGACCGCGCAAAAGAAGCTGGAACTTCCAGAAATGCACTCAGAAAAATGAACGCAGTTGATCAACTTGAGTATGTGTATCTGGCTCTTCTTCCTTTTGCCGGAAGGATGAACACTATTCAGGATGTTTATTTGGCTGTATTCTTCCCGGCTGCTATTGGAAAGCCTTTAGGCTGGACTTTGCACGCAAGAAACTTACCAGCTGAGAAAGTTGGAAAATGGAACCCCTTATTTGATATCGACAAAGATGGAGTTATCCAGGTATGGGAAATAAAGAAAAAATTACTTAATCGCATTCCAACTAAATATCGATGGATTGCATAAATAAAAAGTTATGGAGCCAACTGAATTAGAAAAATTGCAATGGGAGAATAAGGCTTTAAAAGATGCACTTCAATACTTAGTTGACACTAAAAAAAGAAAAGATACTATTGGAAAGGATTCAATTTATATACAACGTAAAAATATGGGATGGCGTAAAGCTGAAGCTCTATTAAAACAAGAATAATTATGACAATTAAAACAAAACAAGTATTAAAAGGATTCGCAATATTCATCTTAGCAGGGATATGTGTATTCTCATTATTCAGTATTGCAGGATATATTATTGTAGATAAAGAAGTTTCCGCATGGAACTATATTCTTTTTACCGTATTAGCTGGAGCAGGTGGATTTGGGGCTGTGAAACTGTATAGAAGTTAACAAATTTGCATATATGCAAACAAACTGTCAAATATGAAAAGTAGAGAACACGTAGTAACAAACGGGCGAGCAGTATTTTACGCGGCAATGTGGGGAGATTTTAGGCAGTCTGCACTGGATAAAGGCTGGGCTTTAGGTTTACATGGAAGTTTGGCAAGTGACATGGATATTATGGCAATGCCTTGGACTGAAAGTGCAAGTTCAGTAGATGTATTGATAGCATCTCTGGAATCTTGCCTAACAATACCTGAAGATGCTTTTCATTTTAAGACAAAACGCAGTACAGATAAACCAAATAACCGGGTAGTTTACACTATACATATTTGGTCTGATTTTTATATTGATCTTAATATCATTGAAAAATAATATGACAATCAACTGGCGTAAAATATCATTCTACTCATTTGGAATAATTGCAGTATTAATTATTCTATTATTCTGGAAAGGATGTGGACGGGAAACAAAAACTATAACCGTTACGGTGCCTGCTGTTTCCGGTTCTTTTGATTGGCAAAAACCTACTTTTATTCCTCAGCCAATGCCGGGTGAAGTTGTGGAGCTTAAACCACGTCCAGATTTGCGATTGGAGCAGTACAAGAAAGAAAGTGATTCATTGCTTGAAGTTTATAAATCTGAAAATGATAGCCTAAAGCAACTGGCAATGTTTTCCGATGCTATCCAGATTAGAGATTTTAAAAACCACTTTGAAGATGAGTATTTAAGTCTCGATGTATTTTCCCGTGCACAGGGCTATGTAAAAGAGGTGCGAATAGACTACACTTTGAAAGAACGTGAAATACAGCACGAATTGGAATCTACCCGGTTGCGTTTGCTGTTTGGCGGACAGTTTGGAACTAATCAAGATCTAAATTCATTCCCTTATAAATTCGATGTAGGTATTCAAAACGCTAAAGGCCATATCATTGAAGGATCTTACATGAGATTGAATGGTGAAAATTATGGTCTGATTGGTGGTAAATTTTCTATACTTGAGTTAAAATAATAATAAGTCTAAAAGCTTATAAAAACCAATTATAAGGTTAATTAAAAAACATTCGCTGCATATAGTTTTTATCAGCCTCAGCCGGGATCAGGTAAGGACGTAATTCTAAAGCTCCGCAGATCTTTAAATAAGTAGCCAAAGGCATCGCTGTTTCTTTTTTAAAATTACGAATTAAAGTGGATTCATTAATACCAATCATTTCAGCTAATTCAAACTGAGTAATTTGTTTTTCCTTCATTCGATCTTTAATGAATTTAAAGATCATGTCTGTTGCTACGTCTGAAGATTTATCAAATTTTCCCATATCTTTGCACTGATTAATGTTTGTAATGAATATTAATTATTGACAATGAAAAGCCCCTGGAGAGGGGCTTTATTTATTTACTTAACTAAGTAATACTCGTCTGTTTTTAGAAATTGTTGCCAGTCATTAGCGGTATTCATTTCGTTAGAATCAAATTCTTCTTGACTCATTGGAATAGTTCTGTATTTTGATTTCATTCCATTTTCTTCAGTTCTAATAGTAAATGTTCTTTTCGAATAATTTGGAGTTACGTTGATTTCTTTTCCTGTGATAGTTTTCATAATGTTTAATTTTAAATGAGTTATTAATTATTGACTCTGTAAAGATAACAAATACTTGCGTATATGCAAGTGTAAATATAAACTTTAACATTTAATTATTTTATGAAGACAATGAATCATGAAATTGAAAGAAGAAATTAAACCAAGATTTGAGAGATCAAATAGGATAAAAAACCAATGTAATCACTTTTGTTGACACATGGTTTTTGTAAATGTATTTATATTGTGGTTCTTGGGAGTAATCTTAGTACCCGGAGCGGGACTTGAACCCGCACGCCCTTAAGGACACATGGCCCTCAACCATGCCTGTCTACCAATTCCAGCACCCGGGTAAAAGACTATGGAATTAAATTATCCATAAGGCTGGTTCTCATTTAAAATCCGGAAAAGTGACCGGTTTAAATCTGAGTAGTGATCTGGCTGGGGCTTCCTTCGGCTTCACTCTCGTTTCGCTCAGGATAAACTTCTCACCCTTTGAAAAAGTCAGATCAAAAAAGTGATCTGGCTGGGGCTCGAACCCAGGACCCTCTCCTTAAAAGGGAGATGCTCTACCAACTGAGCTACCAGATCTAAAAAAAAAATAAATTATTGAACTTGTTTTGTGATCTGGCTGGGGCTCGAACCCAGGACCCTCTCCTTAAAAGGGAGATGCTCTACCAACTGAGCTACCAGATCAATAAAAAGCATCCGTCTTTTTGCGAATGCGGGTGCAAATATACGTGCATTAATTTATTTTTCAAGCCTAAATTGCTATAATTTTATCATAGTTTTGCCTTTATCTCATTTTAAGCAGATTACATAATGATAATATTTCTAATAGGATATATGGGTTCAGGAAAATCTCATATTGGAAAGCGATTAGCAGAGAAGATTAATCAAAAATTTATGGATTTTGATGCGGAAATCGAAAAAATGGAGAATGCAAGCATTTCTGAAATTTTTCAGAAAAAGGGAGAGATATATTTTCGAAAGTTAGAACGTAAAATTCTAAAAGAATTGACAGATATTGATGAGGATGCGGTAATTTCATTGGGAGGAGGAACTCCGTGCTATGGAGATAATATGGAATTGATCAAAGCAAGTAAGGATGCAACTTCTTTTTATTTAAAATTGAATATCGAAACCTTAACTGAAAGACTGGAGACTGAAAAAGACCATAGGCCAATGATTAGCCATTTAAAGGAAAAAGATAAATTGGAAGAGTTTATAAGAAAACATCTTTTTGAAAGAGGCTTCTATTATAATCAAAGCGATCACGTTATAGATTGTAATGATGAATCTGCAGCTACTATTATTTCAAAAATTCAGGAGAAGCTAGGATAA